TTAATATACAGATAGTTATGCGACAAATTCAAAATTTTAACGGGACACTAATGATTTTAGATAATTTGAAGGATCTGGGTATGTTAATATGTGTATTAAGTTTAATATTTAGCAGTGCTTGCTTTCTTGCAAATTTATTTTATGCAGAAGAAATAAAAGAAGGAATGGCAACATTTAGTTATAAAGATTTTAATAAAATTAAAAACTGGACATATACAATATTAACTATTTCTATATTAGTAGTTATATTTGTTCCTTCTGAAAATCAACTATATAAGATTTATGGAATAGGAGGAACAATAGATTATCTAAAAGAGAACCCTACAGCCAAAGAACTTCCTGATAAGTGTATTAAAGCTTTAGACACTTGGGTGGATAATTTAAATAAAGAAAGTAATAATGACTAAGTGGCACTCAGCAAAAGAAGTTCCAAACCCTGATGAATGGATAGTCACAAAATGGTATGATGGGGAAGATGGAGAGTTTAAGTACGAAACTGACTTTCTTTACACTTGTGAGAATTTTAAAGATTATGCAAAGAGAAACAACATCACGGAGTGGTGTTATATTAAAGACGTTAAATAATAAAAACAATGATTTACGAAGCAAAACAAGGAACAAAGGCTTACGAATACATTAAAAGTATTCTCGATGCTGAATATGAAGAACGACAATCCTATATGAAAAGAGTAGAAGATGTCGTAGGTTTTGAATTTGAAAAATATCGAGGTTGTCAGCCTAATAGTTCTCTCACAAGAGAGTATGAGATTGCCGCCATTTGGATACATTCTGAGCAATACGAAACATTGGATAAAAAGGTGTGGAAGAAGGTAGATGGTAAGAAATTGGAGGACGGCTATTATGTAGCCATCGCACCTAACAAGCGATACAAACAGGGTAAGGCTATAGCCTCCGTTCTTCTCTCATACAAATCTGTTACCAACCATTTTAAGATAATGAAGGAACTGAATATAGAAGTACCCCAAGCCAACCGTTACTCCCTCACACAGCTTCTACGTTATAAAGACCGTATCTTTGTTTATTTCGATGATAGTATAAGAGCTGATAAAAGTAATAGTGACTTAAAAGAAATTACAATAGGTGAGTATGAGGATATTTGTAATGACAATAAGTAATAGCGTATGAAAGCAAAATATAATTTTAGAAAAACCATTTAAAGCAGACTAGAAATCTGTTGGAATGTACTCACACATAAGACTTTTATAGTCTATACTACCGATGATATAGGTGATAAATGGCAACTTATAAATAATGGAAACCTTGAACAATTTGGGCAATGGCTTGTAAGTGGTGGGTATAAGGAAAGTAGTAACTATAAAAAGTAAGCGTATGAGCAGAATTTTAATGAGAAAGGTGTTAATAATGGCTTCTACGGCAGCTTATGCACAAGGTGATATTTTTGTAAGCCCAAGTCCTATACTTGATACACCGAAAGGCAGCATTCCTTCTGACAAACAGAGATGTCAGCCAAAGGTTCAACATGAGTTCACTATCAAGGGAGTTAAGATTATGGCTGCTTCAAAGAAAGATGCTATAAAGAAGTATAATCATCGTAAAAAGTAAAGCGTATGAATAAGTTAGAATATATTCCAGGAGATTTGGTTTATATCCATGGAAGTTTTAGAACTATTAGTAATTGTGACGAGTATTATGCAACTTATTATGATGAAGATGAATTTTTACAAGAAGTTAATGTTAATGCTATAGAAAGCATTCCTCTCACTCCAGCTATCTTAGAGAAAAACGGATGGAAGAGAGATGGTAAATGGTATTGTCTGTCGACAAAACGTGCTTACTTGTACACAACACAAGACGCAGGACAACCTGATGAGTTCTTGATATGCGCAGGTGAATGTAAGCATAACTTAACAAGCGTTAGGTTTGTACATCAACTCCAGCATTTTCTCTTTGGCTTAAATATTAATTTAGAAATGGAGGTGTAGGTGTTGTGTTCGCATTAATAGGGGTAGTGGTTTTGGGGTTATTTATGACTATTTTCGGATTGCGGTTGATTAAAGATAAATGGCTCGCTACTATAGGTGCTATTTTATTTATAATAGGTGTAACCATTTTTATATTATCATTTGTTGAATTAATATATTATTTGACTGTTTAACCGCCTTAGGCATAAAATATAATAGTATGCTTATAAGTGAATTTATTCAACAGCTTCAAGATGTTTATGATGAAGAGGGAGATATGGAAATTGCCCTCAAGATAGATGATAACGACTTAGGCTATGAACCTATTGTTGTAAAATCTACTGTTTATGAACAATTTAATATAGTGAAGCGTTAACCGCCTTCGGACATAAATAAATAGAAGTATGCTTTGGAAAGTAAAATATTCAAATATTCTTGATGAAGAAGAGTTTATCTACTACCCTTACCTTGATGATATGGGACATGTTACTGACCCTTATCAGCTTTGGTATAATGAATTTAAAGCAGCAGGTAAGGATGTAGATACATATTTAGGCGCAGAAATTACGGATTAACTAACCATCCTGCAAGGATATAAATATAAGTAATATGGAAGAAATTTCATTAGAAGACAAAGTTAGTGAAACTTTGGGTTGGCTCGCAAATCAAATTGCGTGTACCCAAGTGTATAAAAAGTGGGACGAAGAATTTAAAAAGAAAAGTCTCAATGATTCTTGGCAAAAAGTTCAAGAACAGTTTAAGAAAGACATTGATTGGAATACTCTTACGGAAAGTCAATGTAAGGCTTTACATTTTGGAAGTTGGCAATCCGAAGAAGATATTGAGGAAGAAATTTCTTATTTACAATCTGAATTAGACAAGGGACATCTTATAAAGGAGGAATTTGACAAGAAGGTTGCCAACGAGAAAAATACTCTTGGACTTCGTTTGATTCCTCTATACCTCTATCCTTCATTGCCTATAGGTATTACCCTAACGTCTATTGGTGGAAAAGAAAGAGTTTTTGATGGCTCAAACATTGATACAGATATTAGATTTGGATGCCTTGCATGGGGTATTAAGCCGAAAAAAGATTAACTAACCACCCTCTCCTGTAACAGGGAGAGGGTAATGAAGGATAAACTATGAAAATAACTTATGAGTATGGTTCTCACAAAGATAATCATGAGACTTTCATTGATATATTGCCCTGCCTTAGTGTCGGTAAATTAGGTTTTAAAGGCTACTTTATAAATTTCGAGTGGCTATTGTGGTATATGGTCTTATATATTAACAAGGAGGAATGAGCAATGAGCAAAGAAAAAGCAATAGTTCATATCAATAATGTTTCTAAGATATTGGGAACTAAAAGAATTAGAATAAGTGAAGCTACAGCAAAGCACCTTCAAAATGAGATAGCTTTGGTACTTAAAGAATTGGAGGATTAATTATGGATAGACAACAAGCAAAAAAAGCTTCTGCCTATAATACAAGCATTCGCAGAAGGAAAGACGATACAGACAATCAATACAGATGGCAAATGGACAGATAATTATAAACCATTATTTAATTGTGGTCCTGGCATGTATCGTATTAAGCCAAAATCAAAGTACCGTCCATTTAGAGATGCAGAAGAGTGCTTAAAAGAAATGTCAAAACACACACCATTTGGTTGGCTTAAAGAGATAAAACGAGATATATGGACTCAAATATCGTATGTACATAATGAAGGAATCGAAACTGTAAATAGTGGTTCTGCTAGTTATAAGTCTTTGTTTGATTGTTTTACTTTTTTGATAGAAAACCTTTTGGTGTAAAAGTGGAGGAATAATTATGGCATGGGTAGCAGTAACAAAACAAGGAAGAGAATTTATCTCAATGTGTAAGCCAATAAGAGTAACAGATGAAGATAACTATTATGGTTGGAAAGATACATTTACTGAAATTTCTCTTTATAGTGGTAGCATCAAGAAACTCATTGGAAGAGAATTATCTTGGGATGATTCCCCTGTAGAACTTAAAGAATAGTTATGTTTGGATTTTATGTTATACTTACCATAGCTGTTCTATTTATAGCTTTTATGGGTGGAGTTATCGATTATTTAATTGGTAAATATTGGAAAAAGGATTAGCGTATGAAGAAGATTATATTATTTTTTGTATCGGTTATATTCCTGCTCGTTTCTTGCGACGAGAACAAAGGAATTAATGTTCCAACATCAGACTCTATTAATGAAATTAAAGTAGAGAGGCTATTTGTTGTGGATGGTATAACCGTATATCGTTTCTATGATGGTGGCAGAGCAGTTTATTTTACCAACAAAAAAGGTGTGGCAAAGGCTCTTAGTAAAGAATATAACCCTGTAACAAAAACCGTAAGAACAAAGGTAGTAGAAACTTTATGTAACGAAGAATAGTTATGGCAGATAAAAGCATAATGGAAGAAATGCTCCCGATGAAGATTAACAATTGGGAATCTATAGAGTATAGCGAGGGCATCTGTTGCCCTAATCCTGAATGTGACAATGATAGCTGGTACGATGAGGCGAGAAACATTTTAGGATGGTGTGAAACTCCTTCAGGTTTTATGCACGTCTGTGAATGTAAAAAGTGCTTCACCAAATACAGATACCACGGAGTTACTGGTAGAGCCAAATTCGACTTCGATAAATTCGCAATACAATTCTTGTTGGGCATTTACTCCAAAAAAGATAAAGGTGATCCGTCATGTGCAGACCTATTACAATGTATCAAATAGTTTGCGATAGATGTGGAGAAGTGTTTGAAGGCACGGGTACTTGTTCTCCACTATTCAAAAACAAAGAAGTTAATATTGGCAACTACTCAGACTGGGAAATGATAGATGGTAAACACTATTGTCCCGATTGTTATGAGGTGGAGGTCATTGATGGAGTGTATAACGTTAAAGCAAAATAGATATGAAGATAGAAAGTATAAAATTCAAGGCTAAACGCCTTGACGGAAAAGGATGGGTTTGCGGATATTTCTACGAAGAGAATGGTAATACCTACATCATTGAGGACAGACAGAAAGACTCCGTACTTAATCGTAATGAAGCGGTCTTAATTGACCCTACTACTATCTGTCAGTTTACAGGAAGATATGCAGAGGATTATACACCTATCTATGAAAGTGATGTAATTGAATGTACATACTTCGATGAACAAGATAATGATACTCATGTAACAGGTGTTGTAGCTTGGGAAGAAGATGTTTGGGGCTTTGTTCTGAAAGAGTACATGTTTGAAAATTTAAATGTAGGAAATCGTTATAGAGGTGAAGAATATATAATATTACCATGTACTGACGATACGGAAAGTGTTATCAAAGTTATTGGCAATAAATTCGATAAAAAGAAATAATATGGAAAGACAAATAACAATTAGTATAGACGAGTATAATAAGCTCATAGATATGCACACTATGAGAGAAGAACTTCCTGAAAAGATAGAAGTAAAGAAAATATCTTCAAAATGGTGGAGGTGGCTCAAACGAGCATCATCTTCACTTCTTCATTATAACAAAAATGTGGAACAGCAGAAACTAATCAAGCGTTGTATTGAAGAAACTGCAAGTGGGATACAAGCTAATCTCTATGGATATTGGAGAGGTGATTTGTCGGATTACTTTAAGGATGGTAATTTTGACTACACACTAAGACGTTATAAAGAAGATGCCTACCGTCATGTTATGGAATGGTTAGATAAAAAGAAATAAAGTATAAAACAGATAATGGAAAGTATTAACAAAGTATGTTATTTTAAATATCGTAAAAATAATATAATAAAAGGAATAATTAAAAGTAAAGTATTTCGATTAGAACCAAAAGGTATAAGACTTGACTATTATGGAGAAATTCGGAATTCTGATTTGCATAAATTATTCTATAGATATTATTATGTAATAGAAGTAGATAGTGTTTGTAATCTTTTATCAGATGAAGGGAAAAAGATTAAGGAAGTTAAAGAGGTTGTTAAACATCCAATAAATATTGTAAAACCTATCGAAGAAGTATATGAAACTATCAATGATTTAATGTTAGATAGACAAAAGGTTGAGTATATTCCAATAGATGTAGAATGGTTTGAAAAGATACTTAAAAGTAACAATACACCATCTAATGGTTTTGCTCTTAGTAAGGATTTAAATATTGTAAATGTCGACAAAGTTGATAATTATATAAAATTTGCTCCAATTTCTATTAATGTTTCAACACCATTTTCTGATGGGAGAATAGATGAAATATATTACGGAGAAAAGTATGATATCATTACACTATATGCTGATAATAAAGGTGATGTATATAGTCATAATGACATATATTCTACTATCTCAGATGCTATAGAAGAAAAAAAGAAACATTTTGAAATATCAGATAAAATTATCTTTAATCATACTATCTGTAATTATTATAATAATATTGATTTTAATATTATAAAAGAAAATTTAATTAAAAAAATTAAATAGAATTCAATTATGGCAAAATACAAAGTAGGTGATATATTCATCAATCATAATGATGGTAAGATATTGCAAGTGTGTGAAGGAGGGTGTGAGGATTGCGTTTATAGGATATGTGTAAGTACCTGTTCTTATAGAAGTGATATTTGTGGAAAAGACATAGATTCAAATGCTTATTTCAAAGAACTTCCTTCCCTTCCACCTGGTACTAAGGTTAAGATGAGAAAAGATTTGACAGAAGGAATAGAATATGGACAATATTATTTCGTTGAGGGTATGAATTGTGGGGAAGTTACAATTAAACATTATAATGCCACATATAAAACTTATAGTATAATTGGAAATACTTATAAGTATACCCTTGAAATGTTCGACCAAGTAATTAATAACCTAAAAGAAAACAACAATATGGAAACAAAAGAAATTAAAATCAAAGTTCCTGAAGGATATGAGATAGATAGAGAAAACTCAACCTTGGAGTGTATTAAGTTCAAGCCTATCAAGAAGCTTACTTATAAAGATGTGACAGAAGAACTATTTTTCGAAGGACTATTTGCAATTGATTTTAATGGTGAAATTAGACATGCAAGTTCATCATCTAATTCACAATGTGATAGAAACAACGCCACCAACAAAAAGCAGCTTGAAAGACTCTTGGCTCTAAATCAGCTTCTGAATATTGCTGAGTACTATAACAAGAAAAGTCCTAAAGAGGGAAATAAAGTATATTGTATAAACTTTGAAGAAAGAAACAAAACCACTGAATATTTCGTAGGTGAATATACAAGACCAATGATTGCACGTGGTTTAATTCCAATGTTCAACAGACATGCAGATGTTAGTGCTGTCATTTATAATCCAAACTTCAAGGCGATACTTGACTTAGTGTATAAAGGCGATGAAGACTAGATTAGCAAGAAAGATATGGAATAGGCAGGTAGGTAAACTGTCTCCATATTGGTTCAACAAGTTTATAATAGTAGACAAGTGGGATGAACGTCTTACACAAGCTTTAAGAAAAGTTGTGAAGTGGGAGTCTCATAACTCGAAGCATAGATTAGAAAAATCCGTTCGTATAACTCCTTCACAGGCTAAGTAACTTAGAAAAATTGTTGGAATGATGTCTAAGCCTTTACCCGATAGAATAAAGTTCATAAAACAAAGCTTAAGATTATGAAGATTAGACTTGCAAAAAAAAATAATGGTGTATGAAACATAGATTAGCAAAGAAGATAATGAGAGCTTGTCAAGGATGCGTCCCTTATCTGCAACAGATACTATGTAGAGTTGATATAACAAAAGAACTGCCTAAGTTTAAGCACTACTGGGAGCCAAGGTGGGCATTGTATTGCGCCAAAGATAACGGCAGATGTGGAAGAAAAGACCACCGTATAACAAAGGCTCAGGTTTTAAGTTCGAGAAAAAGTAAAAGAAGATTATGAACAAAACAAAGAAATATCAAATAATACTTACTGAGGAACAGCTAATGCTGATGACTCGTTGTGTAGAGGATTGTAGTAGGTTCGCAGCAGGACAGACAGAACTTGGCAACACTCTTCTATTTATAGACAAATATCCTCACTTTGAACTGCGTAGAAATCTTCAAGACTTGCAACCATTAGTTACTCCAGGTTTAGGTCGTGGGGCAAGTTATGACTGGAGCGGAAGTGGTTGCCCTAACGAGGAACAACGCAAGTTTATAGCTCGCTCTTACTATCTATACCGAGAGATATATCATCAACATAATCTCGCAGAAGGAATAGATAATGTGTACACTTCCGAAACATTACGTTGTAAGGATAGTGGCGAATCAATTCAAGTAAAAGTAATAGACGATGGAACTAACGAAAAAAGATAAACGGCATATCGAAGAAGAAGTTAGAAAACTTCAATTCCGTATTGTTGTAGAAAGCAGAGAATATGCAAGGTTATACGAGAAGACATACCTTGAAGCTCTCAAAGAGAAGATAAATGAAAGAATAGACGTTATCGACCAATACGACAACTCTATGCTAAAACTTAGTGAACCAACCAAAACAGAATAGTTATGATTGAAAATCTAAAAGTTTCTTACAAAAAAAAAGACGACTTACAGGTCACGCTCGCTCCTGTAGCCGAGGTGGAGGAGAACCTTCCTTACGAGCTTGCAACACTCTTTGCACAGATTATCGAGGATAGTCAAGTGAACAGAGAATTAGTGCTAACAATGTTAGCTGATAGCTTATCTTACGATATAAATATTAAAAATACGAACGATGATGAATAGAATAGTCTGGGGAATAATATTCCTCATAGCGTTGGCAGTCTATTTGATTGCTCTACTAATGACGCTACCTTCTTCTGTCTTAACAGGTAAGCGGTATATCGCTCCTTATGAGAAAGGTGTTATGTTTCCACTCTTGGATAAAATCTTAAAGGGTTAATGCTTATGGAAAATGAAGACAACGAAAGATGTTGCGGTAACTGTATATCATTTACAGACGAAGATGGTGGTGTGACAAGAAGAATAAACCACGCTCTTGCTATCAATTTTGCAAAGAACATAAATTAAGACAGGAAAGAGAGGTGAATATGAAAGAAGAATATATCGCACAAATAGCTAAGGAACTTAAAGAAGTCTTTGGGTGGATGCAAGATTCCAGTGCAATAAATGCCGATACATTGGATGAGCTAATAGAAGATAGTGGCGATATTTATGAAGTCATTCTCGATATACATCTTAACAATGGCGATGTTGTATCTTTTAATAATGATTGTATAGGTGGATTTGAGAAGAGACAATATACAGGAGCGTATTTGGATTGCGATTTTAGCGATGGTAATATCATCGCTGCAATTTATATGCATTCGCCTAAATACCATTCTATCCGCATACCGCTAACATCAATATGTTGGATAGATTCTCATGCAGAGAATATTAACTGGGAAAAATATAAACGACTAAAAGAAATAGAAAGCCTTAGTAAAAAATAATATTAAATAATATTTAAATGGAAAAGATTTACAGACATTACAAAGGAAATTATTACAAATTTATCGCAGAGGTTACAAATAGCGAAACTCTGCAAAAAGAAGTTGTGTATCAAGCACTCTATGGCGACAATAAGGTTTGGACTCGTCCTGCTGATATGTTCTATGGTAAAGTGAATGTTGGTGGTGTTGAAATTGACCGCTTTACCGAGATTGCAGGCGTTCCTGTCTTATTCAAAAAGACTAATAAAAACGCTGTCATGCCAACTAAGGCACATGGTGATGATTTCTGTTATGATTGTTATGCTGTTTCAGAAGAAGAAGTCGCTCCTAATGTATGGAAGTATGGTCTTGGATTTGCGTTGCAGATTGAGTGTCGGGAAAAACCTATTGACTTATCAAGATGTTTTACATTCCGTCCACGCTCGTCTGTATGGAAAACAGGAATGGTTCTCAGTAATTCCATAGGAACTGTTGATGATGCCTACACGGGTGAGATTTCTGCTGTTTTTTATCATGTTATGCCTAATATGCCGAGATATAAAGTTGGCGACAAGATAGTTCAATTTCATCTTGAGACTTGTACAAATATCTTGCTTTTGAAAACAGACGAACTCAAACCTACAGAGCGAGGTGATGGGGGTTATGGTTCTACAGAGAAATAGCTTATGGGAAAAAGAAATGTAGAACTCTGGAATAAAGTCAAGGAATTATATCCTACAATGACTGCAAAGGAAATTAGTCTGCTTACAGGTGCTCCTACATCAAGCATTTGGCGCATTGCAAGGTGTCTTGAGGTTTCTCACAATGAAGTAATTCTAAAACAACTAAATAAGCAAAGGGCGAAAAATCTAAAGGATGGCAGCAAAAGAGCATATACACCGCAAGAGAAAGAAAAGCGCAGCAAGTCGCAAAAGAAGCTATGGGGATTGGAACGTACACGATTGATATACGGTATGAAGCAAAAAACCAAGCATCATATTTCTCTCGTTCCTCGAAGAATTACTCAAGTGATGTACAATCTTCGTGTAAGACGAAAGTACTTCTATACTGACTCTAATAGCCTTACACTATACTACGACTCGCAGACGGATAGAAGTATTGACGAACAATATTATATCAATAGATATGGTCTGAAGTTCGTTGAAGCGATCTGAAATATATTCTGTGTCATATAACTTCAAAGGGCGGCTACACATCACGTGCGGTCGCCCTTTTTTTGTGTAAAAACAAACTATTAACTAAAACTAACCTAAAGAAAAACTATTTGTCCTTTCTATCAATTATCACTATCAAAAAAATATCAGCACAAAGATAACTCCTTGCGCTATCTTCCCAAAGGCAATATAATACTTGTCCTTCTTTGATAAAGGCTTTTCAATCGTTACAGGGTAGGGGATAGAGTCACGTACAATCATGGTGTCTGTTGTGTTCTTATACACAAATTTGTACCTGTCTTTATATCTCCACCTGTCAGTATATATAGTATCGCCTTTGACTAATACACTTACGCTATCATGCAGTCGTACAGAGTCGGTAAGCATAAAGGTATCTGTTTTACTGATGTATCTGTCTCTATATTCTGTAATAGGTACGACTTTTGTTGTTGTACATCGACAAAACATTGATAGTATCATCATGCAAATCCCTAAGACAATAAGAAACTTTATAATGTCAAATTTTTCCTCCTTTTTCATAGCTACATGATTTTAAGTTTAACTTTCTCACCCTTGCTCCAAGCTGTCTGCATCTTTGTAATAAGCTTCTCAGTCCATTCACGACTATTCAACACCATGCCAACCTTTAGGTTCTGACCCACAAGGATGCAACCCTCAGTGTCTTTAGCTGTATTACCAGGATGTATGCGTACACCTTCGTAGCCTGTTACGTTCTCTATCAAAGGTAGTTTGCGCTTAAATCTTGGAGAATAGGTGTATATCACATTGTAAGTACCTCTTGGTATTGCTGTAGCACCTTTTATCTTCTTAGCCAACACATCTTCTCTACTCATACCTTGATACAACCCTCTATCGGTATCTTCTATGGCATTACAGAATTTCTCGCCATCTACAGAGAGTCTACTCATAGTGTAGTTCTCTCTCTTCCAAGCTCTATCTATTGTTATCAGCATGTTTTACCCTCCTCATCCTTCTCGGTTGTTTGTTTTAACAATTCAACAACAGTCTTAGCTATAGCGTCTTTATTCTCCAATATAACTTGCATTGTTCTATCTTGCTTTCGTATCTCTGCTTTTTCCCACGCTTTTTCTCTTACACTCTTAAACTCACAAAAGTCTACCCATATCGACCATATTATAGAAAAAACAGGGATAGGCACAATGACACATGACACTATGTCTATACACACCGTTATGCCAAAAGATCCAAAATACTTCCTTGCCTTATCGCAAGTTTTTTTGTAGCCCGTACTGGTACGAGCTTCATTTAGCTCTATAGCTTTTTGTATGCCTGTCACTAAGTCTATAGCCATTGCCACGATAATGGACAAGAAGCAAATAAATATCACAAAAGCATGAAGATATAGATGCTGTTGTAGAAAGCTTGTTACAATTTCTGTCATTTCTGTTATCCTAAATATATTGTTTATTAATTAATAATCGGCTTGTATTGCAAAGTTAAGCAAAACAAACCGAATATTTAGGATAATGATACAGAAATTTTCATACTTTTAGGTCATAATATGGCAATTTGCCTTTTTTGAGGAAAGAAACACACTCGTCAAAGATTTTTCGCTCCAAATCTATCTGACTTATCCCAGGGAACCACTTACGGATTTTCTCTGTATGTTGGTTTGTCATTTCTCCCCAAAGTACGCACCAATCCTGTTCGTTGATGTCAAAGTCGCTCACCTGATGCCAATAGTCTTTCGCTATATCTTTAGCATGGAGTTGCTCTATAAGGCAAAGATGTAAGTCGGCTGTTTCCTCATCGTAATGACAACAGTCCACTTCTCCTTTGAGCTGTTTCAACATTTCAAGCATAGTTCCATTATTCATGCCTATTTCGCAACTCTCCGACATGATCGCCACGCAGTTCTTCACTTCTTGCATGTCATCACTCGCCAATATGCTTTCAAAAACCTTTTTCATATCAGTATGTTTTTAGTTTGTTCACTTTAAGAAATACTCTCTAATGTCGTACACGTCATCCTTATCTTTCAATAAGTCAAGTGCAAGGTTGTAGCCATACTTCACCAAGTTGTCGGAATCAATATCCTTAACACTTTCTTTGCCAAGTATCTTAGCAACCGTACATCCGTGGTCGCTTATAACTTGATTCATTGCCACGTATAGAGCGTAGTCATTGTAGTAAGGCTCTTCTTCTGTTGGTAATCCAAGGTTTGCCATCGCATTTAGCCATGTCTGCATATCCCAAGTTGCTTCGGGATTCATATTACCGATAATATCCAAAGCCTCCTTCTTGGTGAGATAGTTCTTCCACTTGATAGCGCATAACTTTTCAATATATTCTTGTGCCAGTTCTGGGTGCTTGGATGCCATATCGTTCATCATGCAACGCATGGTGTCTCCGAATGTGTGCATATACTTTACGTTGGTTGATGAAGCCATCATTCCATACAGTTCATCAAACTTACTCATAATGTCTTTTGTTTCCATATCATTTCTCTTTTATTATTCTGTTGTGATTAAACTTTTCAATTCTTCAAAGTCGCTCTTGGTAAAGCTGATACTCTTTTTACTTCCAAAAAGTATTGTTGTTATTATGTTGTCGGGTAGGTCAATAGAAACAGCTCCGTCATTGATTCGACCTTTGATTAAGCCAAGGTTAAACTCATAGTTGCTTATATTCTCCAACATCTGCATGAGGTCTGAGAATATGGTATCAGCATCAATGTTTCCGTCTTCATCGGCAATGAATAAAGTTGCATTATCAATGCTCTTACCCCAGCTTTCCTTATTCTTTGCGATAACATTATGTGCTGCTCGCTTCATGTACACGGAAGGGATAGCCAATGCAGGATTCTCCTTCACCATATCACTTATTCTTGCGTCTGCCCACAAATCCAATGATGTAAGCAGTTTCTCTTTCAGTTCAGGTATATTCATTTCTTTGCTCCTTTTTTAGTCCCTTGAATCATAGCAAGGTATTCTTGCCATGTTTTATCACTATGATTTGTCATATAGTCGTTAAGCATAGCAGTTTTCTGTTCTTCTGCCTGCGCTACTTCTTTTCTTAATTTTTGCATCAATGATAGGTGTTTCTTTAATGCTTCCTGTCCTTGTTGTGTGCTTTCGATACGAGGACGTATGATACGCAACTGCTCGTCCTGTACAAGCTTGGTTACATACTGCAAGCTCTCAACGTATTCTTGATTCTGCATCAAGTATTGTTTTTGTGCTCCTGTAAGATTGTCTTCAATCTTATCAATCTCATCCCAAAGTGGAGTAGAAGACTGCTGCGCTTGCATATTGATAGATGCTCGCTTCTGCTGTAGTGCTTCATACATCTTCTGTAATTCGGTATCCATCATCTGCGGCTGCTGCTGACTTGTGCCCATATCAAGCAAAGGGCTACCACTAAAATTCATCATAATCAATATCTTTAAGTTGGTGATATATTATAGAGAGGTGAGAGGGCATCCACCAACGAGGGCAAATACCCCTCACCAACTCATTTCTTTTTAGTCCTTTTTACAGACTTTCTTGCTCTGTTACGCTCCTGTAGTGGGAGTTGAAGGAGCGGTACAGTTACAGCCGTAGCTGCCGTAGCCCGAAATTACTGGCGTAGATGGGAGTACCAACTGACCACGCAAGCAATTACAGGTCTTCTCGTTCACGTAAGCCATCATAAGCTTCTCCTTGTAAGGAGTGAGGGCTTCCATAACGGCTACCTTCTTGTCAAGGTCGCAATACTTAGCCTGCAACGCATCGTACTGGTCTCTCTGATTCTTGTACAGACCGAAGTCCGCATCAATCTGAGACTTGTAGAGATTGAACTCAGCCTGCATTGCACGGCGGTTCTCAGCGTTGATAGCCTCGGTAGCACCCTTGTACATAGAGAACTTCTCAGCGATGTCTGTCTCACGCATAGCGTAGAACTTGTTAGCGGTGTCAAGCTTCAAGCCGAACATGTCGGTAAGCAACTTCACCTCATCAGCGCATTCCTTCTCCATTACCTGCAAGGCGGTTGGCTGATTTGAGCTTGCGTTAGCTCCGTAAGTGTTGATGTTTACGTTCTCAGGCATATTACTGCCGAGTGAACCAAACACATTACGATTACCGCCAAGCAACCACGCTCCTGCGCCTAAAGCTGTACCGATAATTCCGAGGGTAAGTCCTGCATTACCTGTTGCCTTTGAAGCATAATCATCATGCTTCTTTCCCTCTTCGTAGATTTTCTTCTCCACGACTTTTGCATCTGTCATTTCCATGATACAATCTTTTTAAATCCTTAATGTTAACTAACTCTATTGTAACGTCACATGGCAAAGTTAGTCGTTTTTGTTCGGTCTTTAAATAACCCTATCACACTTTGTTTTAGTGGTTGATTATCAGCAGTTTAAGGTGACAGGAGGTAATGTCATGTTAACAAAATGATAAAAGTTTTGCTGTATCAATATAAAGTTGTATCTTTGTAGCGTTTTAAAATTAACATGATATGGTAAAAACTAAGAAAATTACAGTTGAGAATACTGAAATATCAGTATCTTTAGGTGAAGCAACGGACAACGACTATATCTGTCTAACGGATATGGCAAGGTTTAAGGATGCCAACAGGACAAACTATATTATCCAAAATTGGATGCGTTCCAGAAGCACTATAGAATATCTTGGAGTATGGGAACAATTAAATAATCCCAATTTTAAAAGCATCGAATTCGATGCCTTTAGAAATCAAGCAGGCTTAAATTCTTTTATTCTAACTCCTAAACAATGGATTGAGAAAACGAATGCCATTGGAATCATATCTAAAGCTGGACGTTATGGTGGTACTTATGCTCATAAAGATATTGCTTTCAATTTTGGCATGTGGTTGAGTCCTACGTTCCAATTATATATTGTGAAGGAGTATCAACGATTAAAAGAACAAGAGAACAATCCTTTATTGCAGCATTGGGATGTTAAGAGACTTCTTTCAAAAGTAAACTATCATGTACATACCGATGCCATAAAGGATTATGTCATTCCAAAGTTGTCAATCTCTCAAAAGAAAGAATATATCACCTATGCTAAGGAAGCAGATTTGTTGAACCTTGCTCTGTTTGGATATACTGCTAAAGAATGGGAAGAAGCAAATCCAAGTTTGGCTAAAAAGATAAACATGAGAGATACTGCTTCTATCAATCAGTTGATTGTATTGTCAAATATGGAAGCTTTCAACTCTGAAATGATTAAAATGGGTGTATCAAGAAGGGATAGATTCGCTGCTTTGCACAAAATGGCTAAGGAGCAGTTGGTTTCATTAAACAAGCACAATGCTGAATTTAAATTCAAAAAGCTTTCGCACGAAATCAATGATGCACCTTTATTAGAGTAGGCTATATCATAGCAATTTTAAAACACAATACCTTGCTGAATAGTAAGGAACTTTAAGGAGTGGTGCATAGCATCACTCCTTTTTAATGACTAAGAGTGGTATGTCGGAATTTCCGAACAACCACTTTTAGGCTATTTCCATTTTGGAAACAACCACTCTCAGTTATTAAGCATTACTTAACAACTGAAATAAAAAAAGAGAAGCAATTACTTGCCTCTCTTATCAACTTGTTAGAACTGTTTAAAATCTTATTTTGAAATAAAATCTCTCTTTATTTAACTTTTAAAGTTTTATTAAGAAAATAAGAAATTAAAAAGCACAAAAAGGGCGTTTTTTATTTTAATTCCTTTAATAAAACAAGAATGAGCAGCTATTTATTTCTCTTATTCTTATTCTTCATATAATGTAGAATATCCCACTTTTTCCAATAGTTCGTATGTCCTCGCTTCTTCTTTTGCCCGTTAGGCAAATCTCCTTTTGCTACAAGTCTGTATAATGTAGCATCAGAAACGTGTAACTTCTCTTTCACTTCCTCTGTACTCATCATCGGGTTAAGCATATCTGGAATAATATCGCATAACCTATCCAAGTCGTCATCACTCATTCCACAGGCTGTCACCTTTTCACCATTCCTTTGCTGCTCATCAGCCTTAAAGCAAGCATCGCTTAGTGACTTCAAAGCAGTCCCAAGTAGTTTATAACTTAATATCTTTGTCATATAACCTGTATTTTTGTGATAAATTCGTAAAAATTGCCATTATGAGCATATTTTTCTGCCTATTCTCGTTCCATTACAGAATAAATCCGTAAAAGAGTATACGTAGATAATTGCAGTCATTACCATAAGTGCGTAATGACTCATTATCATAGCATTGGTAGTAAAGATGCTGTTATGTACGATATGTATAGAATTGACTCCGAAGTAATAGAAGAATGGAATGCGATAACGCCAACATAACCAAAAGAATCTACTCGCAAGGATAATTACCATCGGAAACAAGTAGACCATAAAATAGATAAACAAATAGCATGGCTCATTGCCTGGTAGCTTAATCAGCATTTCACGAGGATGCAAGCTAAAGTTTATCATTCCGTAGCTGTGAACGAGCATGATTGCTATCGGCATCCACTTGCAAAACCACTTGAAAAACTTTAGAATCCTCCTGTTATACCTGTTACCGCTCTTCATCAGCAGTTGCATAACCTCACTAACATCCATTCCCTGCATTAATCGCAGGATTTCTTTTTCTCGTTCACTCTGTTCCATAATCATTAATTTAGTTCGAGTTTTCAAAGATAAGCAATTTTTCTTTTCGCTCTCATTTTATTAACGTAATTAACGCAATACCGATATGTTTTAACATTGCAAGCGCATAATTAATTGATATTCATACATTTATAGGAGTTTTTGAAAATATCGTTATATCGTTTTAGAAATACTGATTTAGCGATAAATAAAAACCTTGCCTATCTTCACAGACAAGCAAGGCAATGTTATCCAAAAACAAATCTACCTTAAAAAACTAATTTATATTTTTGTGTATCTATGGCGTAAGTCTGTATGATAAACCTACTCCGACATAAGGCTGCATACCTTTAGGCGTTAAGCCATATCCTGCTTGTAACCCGATTCTAAACCGTGACTCTTTGTCACGTATTGTGTGAGTGATATAGGTCGTTTTCTGTTTAATGGTGATACTATCAAGGTTAGGCTCGTACCCACTAACATAAGCTCTATACAGCGTATCTTCATAGACCTTCTGAGAGATTGGTATCTGAACCTTTACATTATCGCTTACGAACTGTTTAGTAGCACTATCGCTTGCTATTGGTAACGACCTTGTGATGTATCTAACAACAAAGCTATCTACTGGCACAGGGAATGACTTCTTAACAGAATCAACAACCGTTACCTTTGTTGTATCACACACCTTTTCGCTTTTATTCCTGCCATGCTCTATATAAAGTACAATATTTAGCACTACCGAGATACATAACAGCACTCCAAGAACCTTTTTCATAAGCCTCTACTTTTTCTTTTCATCTTTCCAAGCATCTTCTACAGCCTCGCCAATATCTGCATCTTTTTTCTTAATCAATGCGATTATGAAACGCTTAACCGAAAACTTGTTATCAATTCCATGCAGGGCGCAGACATGACCTATTATAGAATCTAATTCCCATATACAGCCAAGTCCAAGTCCTATTGCTGCCGTAGTAGTATGCGTAGCCCATCCCAAAGGCTCGAAGATAGCCAGTCCTATCACCGAGCCAAGTATCAGATACGTCACGTAGTCCACAGCCTTATTGCACGTTCTTCTTCCTGCTCTTGAAAATCGAAAATGCTCATGTTTGTATAAGCTTTCACTTACTCCAAACCAAAAATCGGCAAGAATTAACACTACTATCAGTATCAGCATCCATCTCAAATCATAAAGAGCGAGCAATGCTTCACCTCCCATAGTTCCTAAAACTATAGCTTTTCCCGAACTTGTAGTCATATTATTTACCATTATGCGTATATCTATTATTCAGTCCAACATTCACATTCCCACGCTCTTCGCTTTTTTAGACCCTCCAAAGGCTTACCTTTGGCATATATCCATCGCTTAAACTGATTAGTTATATCTTCATCTGAAGCCTTCTGTAAGATAAGCTTAAACAATGTAGACTTACGGAAAGATGGTATACCAAAATTAAAACAGAAGTCTACGCATGCGTCAAAGCGTCCTTGTGTTTTAGTAATCTCCTTTGATGCCGAGAGGAATATCTCAATCGGCTTCAAATCATCCAATAACCATTGTTCTGCCTGTGCTTTAGTGCAGGAAGTGTGAGGTGTAACATGTTTAGTATGTCCATAACCGCAAGTCCACACTCCTGCAGGACATCGGTAAGCTTTTGATTTGTAGCCTTCAAATTCCTTAATTTTCTCAATTAATCTGTTGCTTGCTTTCATAATGTTTGTTTTTTTGTAAAATTAATATAAAAGATGTAGAGTAGGCAGTTAGCTCTACTCTAAACAGCTCTTTATGAGCCATCCAAGAGTTATCACGAGGCTGTATCTAACAACATCCTCAAACTCAAATCGTTCCAAACGATAGCGAAAAAACTGATATATCTCTCTCGCTATCATAAGGGTATAGGCTACCCAACCGATTACGAGGGCAACCATGAACCATAAGCATAAGCCGAGGATGTCTCGGCTGTTGATATTTCTCCACATATTGTTTAATGTTTATTTTTTAGAATAGCGGTATTACCAAAGGAACCCCTGATTTAACAACATTCATTCCAAAAGCATCATCAGCAGGATAATCATTAGAGAGCTGAGGAGGTGCAAAGAGTACATCCTCGTAGCGATAGCTTTCTGAAGCATTTATAGTGTCACCAGGAAAAGAATTATCGTGCGTATCGCTATATGCTGCATGCTCCCAGTTGTAAGTGTGCCCCGAGTCACCAAATTGGACATTCTTACTTGTCGGCTCAAATTCGCTCGCATTGTCAACATACCACATCAATACATCTTCATTGCCCCATTTCTCGACCGAGGAAGTGAGGTGAAGAGCTTGACCAGGCATAAGCAAGAGCATACGACCTCTACGACCATTGCAAACGAAGCATCCGTGCTTGTATCGACCATCATTGTAAGATGGTTTGGGCGAACCTTCAGGCAATACCTTAGAATTAGCGTCACTTTCATAGTTTCTCTTGAATGCGATACGAGGGTCTGCGTAAACAACAGTTATAGCTGCATGCAATATCTGATAAGGTTTTAGATTTCCCCATCCAGAGTTTGCTTCAGAATCTCTGTATCTCAATCTGCTTGCTGTTGCCCACTTAGAGACTACAGGGTTATATTTTGAGAATATGGTGAGCTTAACTCCCGACTCTTTTAGTCCTGCTACGATTGTTTCGTTGCCATTCATATTGATACATGGAACGTCATAAACCATTGGCAGGAGGACGTATCGCATTTCACTACCAGTAGAATACGATTCTGTTCCTGTGTATGTTCCTACTGCTATAGACTTATTCTGCTTCAAGTCACAAACGATAGGGAAGGAGTCGGATTTAACTGGCTCGGCAGTATTCTCTACGAGTATTCCTTTAAGGTGTAAGTCGCCATCTATGATAGTCCTCTCGGCACTAAGACGGATAGTTTCTGCGTCAAGGTCTATGCCTGCTCGCTTATACTTATCCTTAAAAGCTACGTCTTGCTTTGCTTCCGTCCACGCGGTGTTGGTAACCGCCTTTTCGAGTTTCGGTTGGCATATCTGTAATGAGCCTGCGCCATTCTGCGCATAAGTGAGGATGGAGATAGGCTGTGCGGTGTTCTTGCTATTAAGCGAGAAGTGATAGCATACCTTAGTCCAATCTTGGGGAATGGATGAAAACTGCATGTAGCCTGATGTTGGAGAGTTTCCATGCAGCGAGATGTAATTAGGTATATACCCTACACCTTCATTCTCTGTCTGCATGTAGCCTTCGGCAAAGAATACACCACTATCCAGATTAATTGTACAGATTACGTTTTGCTTACTGTCAAGGTCTTTGCTGCGGACGTAGAATGAGAGCACATAGTCTGTGTGGGCTTCGAGCGGAATCTTGTATCGAAGAAGTGTGCCTGTCCTTCTGTCAGTGGTCGCTAAGTCTACGTTTGCTTCGCTCATACTGCAATTATCCTTAGCATTGTTGACGATAGTGCCCACCTGTGTAAGATTGCCCCCGACATTGAGATAGCGTGTGTTGTCGAGCATATTACCGTTGCGATATACATAATCTTCCTCGGCAAGAGTCCAGCCATTATACGAGTCAGCCTGCTCCAGCATCGGCTGCGATATGTAACCTTTAATGCGAGTACTCGAAAGCGGTTGGAAGAATAGTCGCACAGAGCAATACGAATAGTCGCCTTTAGCCTCGAAGGTATAGGAGATGAGCTGCCATACGTTTGCGGAATCGAGCGTAACTTCTTGGTTTAGCATGTCGCCTTTTGTGGCTGTTGCGCTGTTGCCAGTTAATGCCGACTGACCAAAAACCTGTAGAGTAAGATGCGCTGAAGTATCAGAAACCTTAGCCCAACAAGAAAGAGTATATTTCTTTCCCACTACGATAGGGATATTCTTGCTGCCACGGTCAATTTCATTCGCCTTACTGCCCTCCCACGTCAGCTTGGAATACACACCTTGGTTTAAAGGATAGGTATAAAAAGTGTTTTCATCGTTGTGTCTATCAATACGCTCTATTGTAGCATAAGAGTTTAGATAGATATAAAAACCACCATTCCTTGCAAAGTCAGAGTTTACCAAGAGGTTTCGCTTCTTAGCAGCTTCCTCAGTCACGCTAAGAGAGATTTCTCTTGCGGTCTGCTTCATCTCGCTATTGTAGATAGTAAAGCTGTTTTTATCCCTCACCTCGGCAGGAAGATTGTCGTATTTATTGCTTATCTCACGAAGTTTGATGGTCTGCTCGTTCTGCTTCGAAATCACGTCCTTGCTAAATTTAGCAACATTGACAGCGAACTCTATCTGTTTTCGATAGGTTATACCTTCATACTTGAACCATAAAACTACATAACCATAAGAACGACTGATAGTAGTAAGGTTGCCACTAATATCTGTATAAGAATCAGATATAATCTGCGAACCAGTCATCTTCACTTCTATATAGTTGCCAACGCCTAAGTCAGTCTTGATGGCTGCATCAGCACCCTTAGCGTTCATAAGTTCTGAATACTCCGCAATGCCATAATCTTTGTCCTTAAGTTTGGCAACTACATCTACATCCCCTTTTCTAATAATGACTTTAGCTAATTTAACGGCATTGTTAGGCACAACACCATTTTCATTAGTATCAAAGACCAGAGGTGCATCTCGTATCTCTATCTCAATTGCGCTTTTGCCGTCTGCCCCAGGCTTTCCATCTGTTCCATCTTTGGCTTTACGAGGTATGCCTATAGATGCAGACAGCTTTACATTCTTTCCCATAAGCAACAATTAATTAAAGCGTTCAATATAGTAAGCCATAGCCTCCTTAGCTACACTCTTGGCTGTCTTGCGCCATTCCTGCATCTCCGCAAACTCCTGCTCGTGCTCTGCGTTGTCGGATTCAAGCAGATGGTTGTTGATGATAGCTTGCATCTTGTCGGCAGGATAGGCTGCCGAGATAATGGCGTTGACGATGGTGTCATAGCCGATAGGCTGAGGAATGCGGACTTGACAAACACTATATACTACCTCTGTCTCTTCGTCAGCTTTAGATGCTTTGTCTTTATTCGCCAACATGGAGTCGCTAACAGGTTGTTCTGTTTCCTTAATGTTAAAACAGATACGAATTACATTACCCTCGAAATTGAGCATCTCAGGACGCTCCTTGAAAATTTGCTTTAATTTATTCATAACTTCCTATTTTTTATAAGTTTATATTATTGTTTAGTTCCGACTATTCTGTAGTCAGGATTTCCGCTTACGTTCATTCTGCGTAGCTTGCCGAGAAATGGAAATTTATTATTGTCCACACACCATTGCAGTTGTTCAACGAGCTTCTTGTTATTAGTGAAGAACTTATATTTCTGCCCATTCTCTTCTACTTGCACGACATTACTTCTTCCCGATTTATGAACTTTACTCTTTACATCAAATTCAACATTGAGAAAAGCGATTGGTCTTTCGACGAAGTAGCTTGCACTCATTCTTTGACCATCGAATATCCTTTTACCTTCATCGTCTTTATCTTCAAACGAGGGCATATCAAAATCATCAAAACTATTCATCTTCGTGATTTTTCGCCATAGGTTAAAACCATTGCAATTCTCCAACCACCCTTTATAACTCGCCAAAGCTTGATGACGAATCATAAGATTTACAAGATTGTGAGCCTTCTTCTTAAATCGTTCCTTCATACGTTTTCTAAGCAAAGTATGATTGAAATAGAAGCGGTCACCTACATAGTCAAGACTATACGTATGGTCGATTATCTGTACGTTGTAGCCTGTGTGCAAAGATTGATGAAGATTTTCAGCAGAATACTTTTTAATATAGTTTACTGCCTTCCATACTTCCTTTTTGCTTCTACCCAGCACAACAATATCATCACAATATATCTCAATCTTGACATCAAATTGGCTACAAACCTTACGACAAAGAATGCTGAGATAAAAGTTGGTGAGTGTTTGAATAGGGTACAGCCCTATGCCAAGACCTTTCTCCTGTGCAAATATCACTTCGTGGAGTAAATATCTTATACCCTTATTAGTAAAGAAGTCGCACAAACATTCATAAATTGCCTGCCTGTCTACATTCTCATAAAACTTCACATAATCGAGCTTACAGAAATATATTCTGCCACACGACTTGTTCTCGTCTATCCACCTCTCCGTTCTGCGCTTAGCATATATTGTTCCACGTCCTTTCATACTTGCTCCACTTTCTATGTATAGAGCTTTATTTAGGTATGGCATCAATACTTGCATCAGAGCATGATGTTCGATATGGTCAGGATAGAATGGAAGTTTGAAGAGTTTTCTTACTTTACCACAAGGGCATCTACGATAACACGAGTGTCCTTCGCTTGTGTGATAAGTTCCATCTTCGATACTCGCTTTCAAAGCAATCAAATTCTGCGTAGCCTTGCGGTCGTAGATTCTCACTCCTTTATTCTTCTCCTTCTTACGTCTGGCTTCAAGCACGGCACGTTGCAAGTTAGCCATATCGCTAACCTGCTCCAAACGAACCTTGCGGTGTTTCTTTCTTAATTTTGCTTTGTGCTTGTAAGCCAATTCTGTTGTCATGATTGTCTTTCTATTGCTATTCATATTCCTTCTATAGGCTTTCTACACTCTTGGCTCACTGGCTTTCGGCACGTGCGTACAACTGCACCACTTACTTGCGAGAGGGGACTCTATTTCATACCCTACGCCTTTTATCTTCGCTCTGTCGGGAATTACGCTGTCTTACAACAACTACCCTCCATCGAGACAGGTTCAACCGTGTGCTCTTTTCGTCTTTGATTATCACGTAATCTGTTGACTCCAAGGAACAGTGTTAAGTATATTCCTTTGATAGGAATGTTTTATTTTAGTATAGAAATTCAGACGAGCGCCGATGTTCGTCCTCGAGTTCGAGAAACCGTTGTTCGAGTTCGCACAACTGAGACCGCATTGCGACCTGTTGTCAGCGTTACCACCAACGTTCAGCAGCTCCACGATGTATCACCTTTTTACATCCAAAAAAATATGGCGGTAGAAATAAACATTAACCATACTTTGGACTATTGTTTTTTTTGTGTCTTCTGCGAAATCCTATAGGAAGTAAACGACCTTTGCTTTAAGCTTTGCGAAAGGCTTAACCTATGAATATTAATAATTATGTTAATTAACTCTTTGTTTATATTTTTTAAAACCATTTGCGCAGCTCGCTGGCAGATGTGCAGCCGTAGCTTACGCTACGTCTCACATCGCCACGAGCTCCGAGCCACTAATTTCGATAACCGAGCTATAGAAAGCCAGACGAGCGCCGATGTTCGGCCACGAGAGCGAGATACCGGAGTTCGAGCCCGCACAACCGAGACCGCATAGCGACCCGGAGTCAGCGAGACCACCAACGCGCAGCAGCTCCCCTGTAGCGTTATCCCAGTAACCATCGCAGTAATATGTCGTAGCTTGTCCCGATATGGCAGTAGGTATCATATCCCAATATTCGCCAAGCAACATGCTGCTGATATAACTGCCATTTGCATTTAGTACAGTAATAACAATATCTCTACCTGTAGCTGTATTGCTAACTCTGTTGCCTGCATAGATTACGGCATGACGCTTACCTTCAGAAGAATAGAAACGTATGTTAGGACGGAACTCCCATAATTTAGCCCACAGGTCTTCAACTCCATATAGCTTAACTGAATACTGATTGCCAATAGTTTCATCGGTATAAAGCACCTTGCCACTACCATCACCCAGATTAATACACTTACCCATTGGTACATCGCGACACGCTTCCCATTTAGAGTTCTGAAATCCCGAACCTATCGTAGTCTGCACATCAAGGTTGCCATAGTCAGCTTGATACAAAGCATTGATGAGACATTGGAAAGAATAACCAGTCAAACCGTAGTCGCTTGAGAGTTTCTGTGCGCACGCCCAAAACTGCGACATAGTTTTAGAATGCGATGGCGAAACTCCAGGACGAGAATGACCTACGCCATTTTCGTCAACATACATCTTGTAAGCACCAATCCATTCAGGCGAATCGAACGAATGACCACCACTTATATGGTTTAGACCTCCGAAGTGCATAGTCTTGCCTTCTCCCTTAAAATAACATTTAGGGAAGTGAACCATTGTTTCGTATTTAGAAGCATCATCGACCTTAGTGCCATCAGCAAAATAGTTCCAGTCTTCTGAATTAAGCTTTGCAGCATACGTTTTTCCACCTACCGTTTTAAGCATGTAGCCACCTACCTTTGCTAAGTATTGGTCTACCGCCCATCTCTGCGACACATCGAAAGCTGGATTGCTATTCTTTTCGAGGGTGTACTCTGTAGAAGGAAATAAGAAAGTTTTTGCAAGCTGTTTTTCCACATCTTCGAGCGAGATACGTCTTTCGCTACCTCCTGCCTCGATTAAAAAGTTCTGTGAAGGTAGCATTGAGCTAACCTTGTCAACTTCAGATAATTTTTTTGTCATTTTTTATGCTTTTTATTGTTATTATTTATGTTTATTATCCTATCAAATAAGGATTACCTTCACTATCTGTGAGAAAATCACCTTCGGCTGTAACCGCATAGTCGAGTGGTGGCTTATGGTCGTATTCCACCTTTTCCTCCAACTCACACTCTTCGCTTATTCCTAAGCCTGTCTCGCCAATATCGTATCTGCAAGAGTCGCCTTGCTGCCATTGCTTAGTAACTTCTGTAAGGTCGTTATTATGAGCAATAGTAAACCAATTGATGCTCAGTAAACGCTGCGGATATTCAACCTGATTGTTAAGGCATTGCACCAAAACCTTATCTTCACGAGGAAGTTCTCCATAACTAATACTTGACTGATTCAAGAAGTCGAAGCGATAAGCAGGGAACATGCGCTTCACGTTGAACTGAAATTGCGCCACAACCTTATCGTTAACCACAACCTTGATGATATAGTCATTCTTCATTATCAATCTGAGGTCGAGCGTCATGGAAGTTAGCGAGAGAGCAAGAAGCTCGTTAGGAGCAGTCTTAGACGATACCGCTATCTGTGTAGCCTTTCCATTCTCGTCAACTCGGAACACCTGTAGTGTGTAGCCTGTGCTGACTTTCTTCTTCGATAGATAGACATCAATAGGTATCATCTTCAGATATTCGTTGCCATCAAGACATTTGTTGCGCTCTGCATCAGAAGCTGCCTTAAGATTGTTGGCAACGAGATATTCATACAACGATAGCTTATCTAATACAGGATTGTAGGAGATGTTAGTCTCAACACCTATTCCTATACCGTAGGTGTCATCGCCCTTCTTAACAGTATAGAGCGTAACAGGCTCGGTATGAATCTGAATAAGCGTATTTGTACGATAATCGAGCAGTTGCGCCTCGAAGTATATCTGCTGTTTGTCGTTGGCTGCGATATTACGCTTTATATAGAGCGTTCCCTTGGCGGTAGTCTCTGTAAGGTCAATCTCATATTTGCCAGTCCAGTTGCTGTCTTCAGCAATGCTTACCCAAGTGTTGCCCTTGCTCACCATCCATTTGATAGAAGAATTAACAAGAGACATATTGCTTCTGCGATTGTCCAACGAGCCATCCTCGGTAGTAGCATTAATCTGCGGTTGAATACCTGTATTAACCACCGTGCGGTCGGGGAAGAAGTTAGTGCCATCAGTCGTCTGCATCAATGGCGACATAGGAGTTATGCAGACTATACACACAGAGGTATTCAGAGGTGTATATCGTCTGCGGACTCGTTGATTAATTGATACTGTTCCCATAAGCCTTATCCTATAATTACTGCTTCTATATCACAATTCACGAGAATATCGCCATCCGCAACATCATTGCTGGTGACAACGAGATTGGCTGCAAGAAAATCATCGTTAGACGAGAATGTTACAACCGACTGGCGAATTTCCGACAAGTCTTTGCTTTTTAAGACTACAAACGTCATAGTTCCTGCACCTACGGTAGCAGCCACGTGAGTCTTGGTGTTTATGATTTGAGCCTTGATAGTAGCGTTCCTTGCTCCGTTCACTCCGTCTGTATTATCGGAATAGAGATTAAACTGATACAAGTCGGCAATATCATCAATGCTTATGCCTACTCTATATACAGCTTCGTCTACTCCAGGCACATAGAACTCTGCGATAAAGAGCTGATGAGAGTCTACATATAGCTTGTCGCTATCCGAAGTCTTGTCACGATGAATGATGATAGTAGTATTTCCGTCTTGCTTCTGCACCGCTACCTCGTCACCTCTATAGAGTTTAACAGAGAAGGAAGATACATCACCACCTGTCGAGTTCTTTAGCCAGAACTTCAAAGAGCAAGTAGTAATCTCGTTGCCGTTTTGGTCGAATGCACCAAGCATAGTTGATGATGCTTCTATACCACCAAAGTAAGCAGAGCCACCAAGCAAGGCAATCAAAATATCCTGACTGCGTTCCATTTCGTAGGTTGCGCTACCTACACTCGCTACACCCCTATATGTAACAACGTCAGCATCTTGATTGGTAGCCGAAGCAAGGTTGCCAATGATACCCAACGAGCCGTCATCACGATTGAGCTTAAAGCGACCGTTGAAGTTGGTAGATGTAGACCAACCAGTAGTTCCTGCGGCAAAAGTAATCTCTGTGCCATTATAGAACCAACTGTGTGAAGTCAAGTCTACGGTATTCTTGCGAGCAGAGCCGACATGAGGCGTGATGACAGGATATTTGTTCAACTCGTCACTCCAAGAAGGCGTAACTGCGTTGGTATCGGGATTGACACCTTGGAACAAAGGAACACCACTAAGAGTAAAATAAAGCGAGAGCGTGTCGCCATCAATGATTCTGCGCACAGGCAGACTTGCGGAAAGATTAACCTTATTACTCATGGTTAGCCCCCTTTCCGTACCAATGTTTTACTTCTTCGATAGTCATAAGCTTACCATCGCAATTCTTTACCTTGCCTTCTAAGGTTTCACCCTCTACAGCTGAAAAGAGTAGTTCCTTGTCGGTAATGACTACCTTGTCGTATTTACTCATCCTGTGAGAAGCGTCCAAGCCTATAGCCTGACACATACCTCTCGTTATTACAACATAATTCATAATCTTTATATTTTTAATCATTTACTTATATTTCCAACATCTGTTTATACACATCGCCTGTAGTGGTCTGCACGGCAAAGATAAACGTAGCCATATCACCCATTCCAAGGTCGTCAACGCTATTATCGTTGCTCCACGTAATATCCAACGAACCTTTGAAGTTCTTCACCTTGTCTTGCAACGCCCAGGCATCATCAGAAGTCTTGTCGCCAGTATTCCTTGTTACTTGCCACGTCTTAACAGCAGCCGAATAGTCCATATCACCAAGCTCTAATCGGCATTGCACATTATGAGTCTCGCCACGAGCTATGCCTGCTGAGAGATTATGATACAGGCGCAACTGGAGTTTCATCACGGCAGTAGTAGCTCGCCAATAGTCGTTGTCCTCAGAAGGCTCTGTAAGTGTAACATCACCTTCGGGAACAATACAGAGCCAACGAGTTCCGAGCCATGTCACTTCATCATAGTAACTATACTCTGTGCCCTCTTTCCAATCCCCACGATAACATGGTGCCCAAATGGTATCTCCCGAAGGACTTGTATAATGAATGTAGCCTGTGCGAATGTTTATACCATTATAGCTTACAGAAACAATCGACCTGTTAGCGAGCGAATAGTTATTTATGCCACGATACATAACGAAACGAGGAGCTTCACTTCCTTCCGTTTCCATCAATAGCATATTCTGTCGAGATTTATCAGTTCTGTTACCAATCAGTACAAGACTGTCTCCAGCAGCAGGAGAATTATTCTTGTTTACTACAGCATCAGCACCTTCAGAACAATCCGTTTTACTAAGGATTATCCAAGCGAACTTATTGCCATCGTAGAGTTCATGCCCATTGCCATCTGTGATAACCTCGTTGTCTTGTGATACCTCCGTAACCCTACGCCAATAGTCTTTGTTACCCACATTCTCGTAGACTCCTGTCTTGATGTTAAAAGTCTGACAGCGTGCTTGGTCGTCCACCTTCCACGAATTGATAGTAGCAGTAGAGCCATCATCAGCCAAGAGATAACACTTCCAACCTGTAATTTCACCATCGTTATTTCTTATCTCTACAACATGCGTGAGCTTGGAAGCCGAAGGTGACAAAACTATATTACCACCAACATACGACAACTCACGAAGCTGCAAGGTGTTAAAGATAGCTTTGCCCCAAACTATCAAATCTGTAATAGACATCTGATATTTGCCATTCTTCTGTTCAACAGCAAATCCTGTCTGCTCAGCATTGTTATAATTTAACGACTTCAACAAACTTACAGCCACCTCCGACAATACCGCTCTACCTGCGCCATCTATGCTAAAATCACCGCCATTGCCTAAGCTCATTCCGTTTATTGCTTTGATAACATCCTGAGCCTTTAGACCCTTCAAAAATGTTATGAAACCTTGGGCTGTGTCGTCCTTGAGCTTTGAAAGAAAACGTTTTCCTTCCTCAGAAGCAATCTCCGCTCTAAGTTGAGCAATAGTTAGACCTCCTCCTATTCCTGCATTACCGCTTAATAAAGAAGAAATTTGATTTTGGATCTTCTGGATAGTGCCAACTTCTTTATCCTCCCTTAAAGTAATTTCGTAAGTAGGAATCTGACCTTCGGCTTCTTTGATTACAAGTTGGTCTATTGTAATTTCTGCATCAATGCCGAGGTCAGTATCTTCAAAGCGTAATAAATCTCCTGCTTTTAGGGTGTCGTGAAGACTTTTGACAAGACCTGTTGTGTCAGACATGGCCATATCGTGTTGACGAGCCATAAAAATTTCGTCAACTTTTGGTTGATAGACATATCTTGTACAGTCGTTTTTGTCGAGCAAAGCTATCGCGTACTTGAGCAACTTCAATGACGCGGCTCTGACATAAGAGTCTGGAAGCTTAATGCCTGTCAGTACAAAGTGGTCGCCTTTCCTAATAGGATAGTCCTTGTATGGAAACCAGAGTTCAAGAGCTTCATCCTTAACTCTTTCTATTCTTAGTCTCCATCTTCCGTTTTCCTTTAATACCGAAGCGACCTTAAAAGTACGGCCTCCGCACATGCCATCCTTCATAGAGATAGAAAAATCATCTTCTCTCAGGTCGTTTATATCAAAATCAATAGAAGGACTAAGATAGATGTCTACATTAGCAACTGTAGCATTATCTTCAAATCTTCCGTCATCATCAGGAGTAACACCTTCGTTTATTTCGTCAACGCGAACCCCATTTACTACCATTTCTTCTATGGTAGGGTATATCTCGACAACACCGTTTGTCTTGTCGTCGGTATCGAAGAACTGAGACGAAGAACGAAGGCCTATCTTGTCGATATTCAACGAGTCTACGTATGGGCGATATTTGTCGTTTGAGAACTTATGCGCTTTACCTGTAGGGTTTACATATTTCTTTTCGTCTTCTGTTAAAGTATTGTAGAAATCTGACAGCGACTGCTTTGGAAAACCAGGTAGCATAAGCCTGTTTATCGCCATATTATTAGGCAGATAGTCTGCATACTCCACGTTTGGCGCATGTATATTATCTTTATTTATACCAGAAACAAGCTGTATTTTGTCGCCAACCTTTACAGAGTTGATAAACTTTAAAGCATCTTCTTTAGAAGTGCTATTGTACGGATTACCCCCTTCGTACCAATATACTCCTAAAATACACTTGCCTTTATTTGCGCTGCCTGCGCCTTCTTTGATAGTTGCACGGATATTCGTAACCGAATCCGTAGTTATATATACTTCATATTCTTGCCCGTCTATTGGCTTGGTAAAATATGATTTATAGAAAGCTAAATCTAATACTACATAGGTATAGACTTCGTTTCCTTCGGTTTCTCGATTTCCAAGGATGCTTATTACATAGGCTACAATACTCTTGTCAAGGTCTGTATAATAATGAGAAGGCAAATTCTTCTCAGAGCCATAAGCTCTAAGTCTTGTGATAACCTGTTGCTCCGAATCTGCATTTTGCTCTATTTGATAGAGACCTTCACCTAAACCGTACTTAAAGATATGATCTGCAACTACGCCAATGGTTCCGACGTAGATATTTCTCCCACGGATTATAAAGTTAATATCAAACTTACTTTGGACCAACGCAAGAGCATCCCAACAAGTTTGTGTGTCTACGGTTAGAGACTGTGAGTCTATTACTATATCGTCAGGCGTTTTCTCTCCATACGCAAGTTTCCACTCCTCGTCAGTACAACCTCTCTGTCTTGACTTTTCTATACTGCGTGAGAATATCTTCCATTTCCCTTTACCAATTTGCTCGTCAAGGTTGGCTTGTATTCTATCGAGCAAATCATCTATTGTTTCAACATAAAACGAGAACTTAGGTAATGTTGTATAATGAAGCTCGTTGTCGTGTAACACAACATCAAAAAACTCTGCCCTCGATAATTCGTCTTGCAAGGCGTTAAACTTCACACTATCATAAACGAATCCCTCACCGTATGAGTTAAGGCTTGAGCTCTTATCTTTGCCTGGCTCGTAATTAAGTTCGTATCGCTCGTTACGGTATATAAGATAGTCTCCTATTTTGAAATCAATAGGCGCATTATGCTTAAAGCTAACTGACACAAAGCATTCGGACATCCACGCTTCTGAAAGTTCTATATCAGAAGTCGTTACCTGCTCTCCGTTAGCATCTGTCAAGAAAGAGCCGTCGCTGTGATAAATATTCCAAACACTCATGTTTATGCTTCAATTAAGTTGTCTATATTGCCGTTGTCGTCTGTATGGGGAACAATATCCGTTACAGGGTCGTTGAACTTAAATGTAACAGGCAGCGTTAAGATGTCCTCGTTATTCGGGTCTCTATATAGGGTAGGGCTAATACTTTTTAGCCTTACATGCCTTCTACCGACCTTGTTAAATTCGCAATACATCTTAATCATCCCCGAAGTCCTAAGATAATCGACAAAAGCCTTACATTTTTCGTTAGCACCAAAAGCATTACTCTTAAACAAGAATTTTACTTCTTTCTCGTAAGCTGCCATAAACAACCCTTCGGGACTAATGTATTCATCGTCTCCGTGACTGTCATTCCAAGTTCTTTTAGTCGGTTCTTTGACAGCTTCGCAAGGTTTGAACGGATTTTCACTAACATACATACCAAAGGAGGTAATGGCGTCTTTTACTTCAGCGCCATTACTCTCCTTCTGCATGTAAATCCTGAAAAATCTATCTTTTACCATAATCTTTCTTTTATAATGCAAATATACAATAATTATTGAATAAATACACAAGTTCACGTATATTTATGCACTAATTAAATTTAAAGTCATGTCTATCTCTAATAACGATGTGTCCTGTGGTTTTCATAATATTGCCGCCATACTGGTAGACGAAACATTTTGCCGAATCTTCACATATAACGCGAAGTTCCGCACCGTCAAGCAAATTAACGAATACTCGCGAGAGACCCTTTACATTCAAGTGCAGAGATGAGTTATGTCTTACATATATCTCTCCGCTATCCATCCAGTCATAAGTAATATTCGCAACACATTCGCCATTAAGGATGACCATCTTTGGATTACGTAAATTGACATTCTCGTCAACGTATACACCATGATTATGAATGACATCGCCAAAATATTTCTTAATATCTTTTGCTAATGGCCATTTTCTTCCAATACAGAAGTCTATGCCTCTTACAAATTTCTCGACCATATCATCTTTTGATGTGTTATCCTGCCACTCGGCAGTCCATTGGGCACACAAGCCCAATGAAACTGCCTCATTCTTCATTTTGTCTGACAAATTTTCTTTCTTAATCATAGTATCAATCTTTTATTTTATCTTTAATGATTTAGTACCATTAAGGACTTTGTTAAAGTTGTCGTTATATTCAATAAACATCCTCTCGATTCTTTCTGCTGCATCGGCGTTACGTAAGGTGTTTTGGGCGATGGTGTTGAGCTGTGTTAATTGCGACTTGGCAATAACGCTCATTTCAGGATAGAACTTTGCTTGCTCTGTACGCATAACAGAAACATCAAGTCTGATAGCATTTACGTAGCTGCATAGAATATCGGCTGTTTCCTCGGTTATGCTCTTTACTGAGTTCTTTGCTGAAGAAGACGTTCCATTTTCGGTTAAATCTAACCCCTTACTCTTTAAATAATCCAAGAGTTGTGTTGTGGCACTTACTGCACCTTCCGTCGAGTCGTACAAAGAGTTTCCTAAATTAATTATGTCTGACTCGTCAAGCTTCCCCTTTTCTTCCAATGTTTTTGTAAGCATACCAAGAGGTTTCTCCATATAGGCCTCGATTATCTTTTGCGAAATAACGTTTTTTACAACGTCTTTCATCAAATCTTTAACCTTATCCCTATATGCTTCTACAGCATCTTCCCCTTTTGACCATGCACTAACAATAGTGTCAGTCAATTCACTTGCCCAAGACTTAAAGTCTATGCTATAAATATCTTTCAAGAAGTCTTGTGCAAAGGTCTTGATGTTCTGATCCATTTCTTTGATTTGCTGATTGTAATCAGCAATCTTAGTAGAATCTTTCTTTCTCTTTTTATTCTCCGCGTTACGTTGGTTCTGAATCTCGTCGCGTTGTGCCATCATAGAAGCAAGTTCTGCGTGATAAGCACTATCTGGCTTAGCTTGAGCTTCTTTAGCAGCCTTATACGTCTCCTCTGAATAAGTGCCCTTCATTTTAAACAAAGGGTTCTCCTTCGCAAGCTTGGAATTATTAACCTTTTGTATAAGGTCATAATTGGCTGTAACCTTTTTGAGCTGTTCTTTGGTATCTTTACTAACTTCGTAAGAGTAAATACCTCCCAAGGTGTCCTCGATAATGGTCTTAATGTTTTTGACCATGTTATCGAGTTCTTTCTGACGAGCTTCCGAAGCTTCAATCTCCTTTTGCAGAGTCTTATCGTGCATGGCAGACAAAGACGTGATAACGCTTAGAGCCGCACCTGCCGCTGCACCGTAAGGCCCAAGCTTACCAAGTCCTAAATCTTTTAGTCCTCCAGAAACTTGCGAAGCCGCCCCCAGGGCGCTACTTGCAGTACTGGTTATTTGACCTAAGAAAGTATCCTCTTTGCCGAGAGCTGAAAACAAATCAATAACAGGATTAAGACAATCCTGCAAGCTCTTCATCTTATTTGCAAGAGACGTTAATCCGTTTTGGAAATCGTCGTAAGCTCCTTGCTGTTCGTTCTCAAGGTCTGCTTTAGTGTACTTCTTGCCAGACTGAAGACCCATTTTCTTGGCCTGCTCTTTGGTAAGAATATAAGAATCACCACTTTTATATTGGTCTCCAAGAGTACCCTTTAGGTAACTACCAATCGCATTTCCTCTTTTTGTACTATTGAATAAAGCTCCGAAAGGATTTCTTTCTATGGATTCTTTTCTTAAATTGTCAAGAGCCTTTCTAAGTTGCTTTACAACTTCAACAGACAAGCCAGTAGTCTTAGAGAAATCTTCAATACCTGTAATCATTGAATTAATAGTGTTTGTTGACACTCTATCCAAATCATCAAATATTGTTACCCAATCAGACTGCTCCTTAAACTGCTCAAATTTTAGTTTGCCTATAGCTTCGTTGTGGTTCTTATCAAGACCTTTAAGAGCTCTCTGCTTCATTTCTGAGGTCGTGTCAGACTCTTCAATGAGCTTTTTCTGACGCTCGTAGGCTCTATTCTCGTCCTCTATCTGTTGTTCTATAGTCGCGTTCTTCTGAATGAGCTCTGCCATCAAGTCGATACTTTCCTTCTTGATTTTGGCAACTTCGTTTCTCCAACGCTCATAGATAACAGAAATATTCTCGCTATCCTTGCCAATCTTACTGTTAAAATCAGCCTCAGTCATGTTAAGCACATCGTCGGCAGTATATTTGGTTCCTGCTCGATTATTATGCTGTTGTATCGCAACACTCATTTGCGATTTCAACTCGTCCTTTATAGTACCATTCTGCACATGGCCAAAAGCAACCATCGAAGCACCACGACTATCACCAGTCAACTCGTAGAGCTTTATGTATGTGTCATACTGTTCTGTCAGAATGTCTAACTGCTTGCTGAGTTCGCTATTTTGAGCCTTTATTCTTGCCTCTTCGTCACTACGATTTTTTGCATGAATATCAGCAATTTGGCTCTTCTTGTAATCAGCACGTTCTTCTGTATTAGACTTTATTCTATTAAGCAACTCTCCAACAGAAACTCCATAAGTACCTGGGTCAGAAAGTCCCATTTTAAAGATAGGTTGGAACTCCTTCTCACTCTTTATTTGAGCGAAAGCACCTTGTCTACCATAGAGGTCTCTGTATTTTTCAAGCTCGGAGTAGAATTTCTTATACAAGTCAATCTTTCTCTTGAGAGACTCAAGTTCTGTATCCTTTGTATTTGTTTTTCCAACTTTATTGCTCTTCTTTCCTTTTCCGTCATAGTCATAATATAGCAAATCTTTTGCTGCATTGACTGCTAACTTATAGTCAAGGTAAAGGTCGCTTGCGTTTTTTGCTTTAGACTTCCGTGCTGACTCGTATTCGTTGAGTGTTTTATCTATATCAGCTTGTGCTGCATTTCTTGCAGAATACCAACTGTCTTCTTTACCCCATTTTTCAGCATACGTCTTGTATTTTTCTCCAGTTCCACCCATTACGTATCCGTGGTATTGCTTAGGGATTCTTCCAACGAGTGTACTTTGAAGATTGTTTAGTTTCTCACTTCCTTCAAAAACAAGTTTTATAACAGCTTGGAAATTAGAATTAGCAAGCATATTTTGTAGTGTCTTCTCAAGCTCAGGGTACTGATAAATAAGATTCTTCTTAGCATCATCCATTAACTCCTTGACTTTAGCTTTTTCTGCATCGTTAAGAGGTATGCTTGCTTTAATCTTTTCTCCAATCATAGGGAAAGACTTGTCTATGAGAGAAATCATACTATTAGAGACCTCGGACTGAAGCCAAGCACTCTTATCTCCGCAGCCAAAAGCTTGAAGTACAGAAGCCCTAATCACGTCGGCTTTGTCTTCAGGGACACCCATAGACGAAAATATGCCACTCATCGCTTGCATTGCCGCTTCGCGCATCTTTTCATCCTTAGCTATATCTCCAAATCTTTTTGCAAGACTATCTTTCAGCTTATCTATATAGTTACCGTAAGCTCTCTCGTTAGCATACAGTTCTTTATCTCCAGATGAAGCATTTGTAGATATAGCTGCAATACGCATTTCCTCTCTATTCTTAAAAGCGTCCACTACATCTTCTGTTACATCTTTTAAGTCCGAATAATAACCTCTATTGCTAAGGGTCGCGCTCGCTATATTATTTGCTTCTTTTAGAAGCTTGATCTCGTTTTCAAGATATTGCAGTCTCTTCTTATGATCAGCCTCTTCGTTTGCGGACATCAACATATTCTTATAACTATAAGGTGCAAGTTCTTTTAGCTTTTCCTTATAGTTATCTATCATATTGTCGATTTCCTTTGTGTCTCCACCCGATATTGCAACCGAAACATTGTTATCTCGTAGGAACTCACTTATTTGCTTACTCTTATCCGCAATCTCATCTTGCGTTTGTTTTATCTTTTGACTCAGCTCTTGATATTCACTAATCGCATAAGTAATGCCAAATGTAACACCGCTTATGATAAGTCCAGGAAGTCCTCCTATAGCCGACCAAATAGTTGAACCTAACGCTTTTATTCCCGTGCCAACAAGTCTAAAAGAAGCAAGTGCCGACGTTCCGAAGTTTGCCCACATATTTTTCAGAGAGCCAAAAACTCCATTCATCTGCAAATATCGTCTAAAGACAGCCCACCTACTAACAACACCATTTGTAGCAGTTTGTTGTAGAAGCAAAGCTCTGTAAATTTCGTACTGTTTAGCAGATATTTGACCAGACACCATTAATCTGTTAAGCTCCGCTTTCGTAAGTTGACCTGAGATAACAGCTTGACGTAGGTCTGTAGATGTAATTCTATTCTTTGTCGCAAGTATTCTACCTTCGATTGAAGATATTTGCTCTCCCAACATTACCCTCTTTTGAATATCTTTTGCAAGGTTAGCCTTATTTGAAAGGAAACTTGATGCAACGCTCCCAGATAGAGCTTTCTTCATAGCGTATCCTGCAAAGACAGCTCCTACAGGCAATGCAAGAGAGTGGAGCGATTGTACTAATGTAGTAACGCCCTCAATGGCTGTTTTGAAAAACTTTCCAACAAGACTTTCGCCACTTGCAAAGTCTGCAAGCATAATTTCCCAAGCATCCTTCAGCTTATTATATCGTCCAAGCAAAGTCTCACTCAATGTCTGCTGCATATTGTAGAACTGGCCGCCTGCGTTTGTCATTTCCCAGAAGATAGACTTCACATCGTTAAAGCTTACTTCTCGGTTAGATATTCGTGTCTTAATCTCCGAAGTAGAAACTTTTCTACCTTCTTGCTGAGAATAGAACTTAGACAACTTGTCAAGCAAAGGAATACCTGCATAGGCAATCTGACGAAGTTCCTTGCCATCAAGCCAACCACGCGCCTGTACCTGACCAAATGCTAATGCGATACGGTCGAAACCAACACCAAGACCAGAAGACATGTCCGCAAGTCTCTTCGTCGTGTCGTACAGATTCTCATACTCAACACCGTATGCGGCCAACTGCTTTACATCTCGGTTCAACTCTGAGAATGTGAAAGGAGAATTAAGAGCAAGTTCCTTAATCTGATTGAACATAGTGTTTGCGTTCTGCATATCACCAAGGATGGATTGAAGTGCAATGTGTCGCTTCTCCATTTCACCACCTGTAGTAATAATGCTCATCGCAAACTGTTGAGCTCCAAAAACAAGTCCTCCCTGTAAGAAGAGCGACTTCAAATCTTGCACGGTCGAATTTAATGCTCCTGCATGATGGTTTGCCTTCTCAAATCCTCGAACCAATTCCGACTGTACCTTTGCTGCGGTTTTGCTAATTTCTTGTTGGCGTTTCTGTTCAATCTCAACTCCTCTTTGCGCTTCCTTATTTGCCTTATCGTAAGAAGATGCAAGATTGTTTGCAGCCTGTACCTCGCGACCATTTCCGAGATTACCAACTCGTCCTAAGAAACTAACGTCTCCTACCTGTAGACCAAGCATGATGTTTCTTAGGCCCATAAGTTGAGTTTCAAGATGCTTAATCTTTGCGTCAGCCTCACCTGTATCAAGACCTAACATCTTAGATGTAAACCTCTTTTCTTGCAGATTATGCAACGCTCGTTCAGCGGACTGGATTCTCGATCGCGTAATCTCCAGTTCGCGATTAAGCTGTTCACGTCTTTCTTTTGTCGCCTTCTCATCCGCCTTTCGCTTTGCTTCCTGTAATTCCATGTAGCGTTTGGCGTAATCAGACATTTCCTTTAGTTCTGCCTCATGGTCTTTTTTGCTTAATTTTTCTGCGTTCGCATATTCTTTGTTCGCATCAGTAATTTTACGCTTTTCTCGGTTATAAGCTTCTGCTGCAATGGTAGCCTTTAGAAACTCCAACGAGACATCAGAGATAAGGGCTTTCATCTGTACTGCATCTGTAAGCATTGAAGGATTTAGCTTCGCTGCATTAAGACGAGACAAGATTTTTTCAAGCTCCAGAAGACTATCAGAAAGCATTGATGTTTTATACCCCTTATGCGCACCCTCCAACATCATATCGCGAAGCTTTGCTAACTTCTCTGTTACACGTGCAATATCAGCTTCAACCTTTGCTGCTCCGTTAGAAAAAGAGGATAGTGGGTTTTCTTTCTTAAATGCAGAAATAATATTTCCTACTTCTGTCTTTGCAATTCCAAGCAGTTTGGTAAAACCTCCAAGAATATTAGAGTCGTCAACGCCACCTCTTTGTAAAAGTTTTACAACTTCCTCTCTTAATCCAATTACAGATTTTTTTGCATCATCAAGACTCTTGGTGTTAACGTTAGGATTTTGAGCTTTAGTGTTACCAACTTTCTTTTCCAAAGTGTTAACCTCTTGGAGTAATTTAATATATTTGAGCGCATTTGATACTCGGTTCTGCCACGCTTGGATCATTGAGCCAGAATCTTCATCTCCACTCTTGGCTATTTCCCGAAGCTTCAAGCTTACAGCATTGAGGAGGTTTGCCATTTTTGACAAATCTCCTGCATTGAGAAACTTGCCAGTAAGTGCGTTTAGGTCTTTTCCTCCAAGTTCGCCTAACGACTTTACGATACCTGCTATACCTTTCGAGTTCTTTTCGATATACTCGTTGGCTTCACGGAAAGTCTTCGCAAAGTCATTTTTATTTATCTTGTTAAGGCTGTCTAAAAGCTCCTCTCCACGCTTTTTTGCGTCTTGAGTAGCTTGATCGACACCGTTCATACCCTTAACAATCTTTTCAAGGGTCTTTGACATCTCGTCTTTGATGCCAAGAGAGACGAACAAATCGCCCATGTTTCCACCTGCCATATCCTGAATATTTATTGTTTAGATTTTGTTATTTAAGTAATCAGCGAGATTAACCGTCTGACCTTCCAAGGTACTTCCTTTTCGCTTTGCAGCCCATCGCTCTGCTAAGTCATCCATCTTCTGCCTTGTCGGTTCATTCTCTTCGTCTTTACTCTTTGGATATACCACTAATGGTTTGTCTGCAATCATCAGGTCTACTTGTGCTGATGTATAACCCCACCAATAATCGTATGCTTTAATTCCAAACTTCCGCTCAAAGAGAAAACCGAACTTTTCCGCTAACGAGAAGGCTGCTCCCCACGTTGTTCTGCTTGGGAAGCTTTTACTTCGCTCTTCGTCATCGTCATCATCACTTCCGTCATTTCGGTCGCTAATATGGTAGTTAGTGAGAATACGCTTGATGGAATTTTTTTTTTAGATGCGTCAAGGACTGCAAGGACTTCATCTGCACCAATATCTTTGATGTAATAGAGCCAACGCCAATAGAACCAATACATAAAGCGTATCTTCCAAACGTTGTTAAGGAGTATGCAAACACAAACCTTAACGTTGCGTTTCCACTCGTTATCCTCTTTCATTACAATATGAGAACACTTGCTCATCGTTCCCTTATGAAGCCAGCCGATCTTGTGTTTCTTTCCTCTAAACACAAACTCGGTAGGCTCGTCATGCAATATACTGTCAAGTAGTTTTTGAATATCTACTGAAGGTTGTTCTATTTTCTTTTCTTCTGCCATGATTGTATGCCATTAAACGAAGAAGGGCAGCACGGCTTTGTCTATTAGCCTGCCGCCCAACGGTTTGTTATCCTGATCCTTTTACCTTATAAAACTGACTTTCTCGCTTTTGTTGTAGTTCCAGTTACATCTCCCTCACTCAAGGAAGCTTCAGCTACTGAGCTTTTTTTTTTAGCCATGCCATTGACTGAGAACCTGCGCCCTCCATAGTTCCAGTAAACTGGATAGCAAAAGGCTCTGTTCCTGGGTTGTCGTAAAGAGGCTTTGCCCAAAGAGCAACATTAGTCATAACCATAAGGTTTTCCTTCTCCTCATCAACGAGAACGAAAGTACCTGTTACCTTCTGTTTCTTGAGCATAACAGATACACCAGCATAACCATTCTCACCATTATCAATCTCTGTGTCGCCAGTCGCGATACTAAGCTTAGTAATCTCCTTAACAGCATCTGCGCCATAAGCAAGCGTCAAGACTTCCTTTGCCTTAGTAGGCACGGTAAACTGAATACTCATGTCGCCAAGTGTTGCTGAAGAAGTCCAGTCGCCATCAAGACCAATCACCTTGTAGTGGTTGATGGTTGGATCGTCCTGTGTAATCTGCAAAGTATCAACGGTTACAGGGAGGTCAAACTCTGGTGTGATTGTTAGTGTTGGAGAGGAAAGGTCTGCAACTGCGCTCTGATAGAGCAATGAACTAAGACCGTTAAATACGTCTTTGAGTTCTTGTTTCTTTTTCATAGCCATAGTAATTAAATTTTGTTATCCTGTAAATAATTATTTTGTTCTAAGTTTTCCTTGTATGATAGTAACAGAGAATCCATTTCCATCATCGGCTTGTAGTGTAATCTGAGGCGAAGTCACAAGTATGTTATCCGTAGAGATAGGAAATCTTTCCATAACTGCTTTGACAGCTTTATCCACTTCAGAAATATTTATCAAGTTTGGGTTCTTTGCATCATTCTTGTCGCGGATGTATATCTCTATTTGCGCAATGGTTGAGTAATCGTTGTAGCTGCCTTTGTCGTCAATCTCGTTATTATAGATGTAAGAAGGAAACGAAACAACGATGTAGCTTTCCAGTCTACTATCGACCGACTTTGGGCGATTGCGAGGATATACCCTTTTGCATATTCCTTGCACAGCCTTACCCATGTCGTCATATAAAGTCTTAATGCTAATCATATCGTTACTATTTTACCTTCAAAAATCCCAGGCATTTCACCCACCAAGCTTGTCAAAACATCGTGGTTTCGTTTATTCTGAACAAACTTAGCATACTCCATTGCGACAACACCAATCAACGCATAAGTTCCACTCGGTTTACGTTGCGCGAGACTTCTTCTTGCTATATTGACACCTTCTTTACCTCCAGATCCATATTCTCCTCGATATGGTCTTGAAACGGTCTTCCCATCTCTGCCAAGGTGTCTTGCAGGGTCTCCTCCATAATACCTTTCGAGATTATAGGTTTCTCCCTTTGCAAGGGATTTTCTCGTAGGTGGTTCGCGGCCAACATCGTTTGCGTCTACGACTTGCACAAGCTTACCCCTATGATAAATGCCTACAGCAAACGAAGTGAGCAAGTTACCTGTAACATCGTAGTAGTCTTTTGTGTCAGCATATCTGCTCACCATCTCATACGCAACCAAATATAGTTTGCGCAAAATTGCAGCAACGGTTTTGCGTTCTAAAACATCTTTTGCTGCGATTGAGAATTGCTCAGATAAACTTGCCATAACTTATACCCGTGTGAAGTCCCAATACACTACTGTTCTATTATTATCAGGTTCGCAGTCCTTAACCATACCAACCTCTGTGTTGTTTCCAACTGTCGCATAAATAATATCGCCATCAATAGGACATCTATCAGCATCCCATTCGTCATATCTAACAGGAATTGATGCCTTCCTCTTGTTTTGGTCAACATATTTATCGCCTTCGGTGGTTGTGTCTGTATAACTGCGACCTTCGCCAAGATAGATAAGGATTTCTTTATCCTCTCCTATAGGAGCGTTTTCGTCAGCAAATGGATCATCAACATCAGATTTTCCTACAACATTCCTGACAATCTTAATGATGTGAGGGTATCTTGGGTTTTTAATATTTTCCTTTTCCATACGCCATTATTTTATAATGTGAGGAAGAGGTACACCCCAAGGAGAGTAATTTGCCCTCTTTACTCCGAGAGAGGTCACACGGAAGGTGGACTTCTTTTTAAGCATTGACTCTGGCTCAAGCTCTGCGTAAATCGCATTCGCTTCTGCCTTCATCTCACTTCTGTCGTTATCCGACATGTCATACCCACCTCCCGTGTGAGTCCATCCGTTGTCGGAATCAGAGGTGTTGTTTACCTTGCTTGGACCAAGTACGAACCATCTCAACATGTCGGCATAGGCAAGTCTTACCTTATCCTTATCGCATGCGTCAAGGTCTACACCATCTTCTAGCTCTCTATCGTACATAATACTCAAAAGGGCTTGTTTTGGCATCTCGAACTTCACCTTATTAATAAGGTAGTCGCTCACGGTAAACATATTTATCTCTGAATCCATAGTCATACAATCTATTGACGTTAAAGAATTAACCCTTCTGGGTGATGTCAATAATCCAACGGTAAGGGAAGTCGAGCATTGCAGGAACAGTAGCAAACATCAAGTCCGTGTGCCACTCCAGGTAATCACCATTGGCAATCGTTGTATTAGCAAGCAAACCGATACCATCGTTTGTTGTTGCAAACACCTTGTCAACAAGCTTATTGCCCCACTTCTCGAACATCTTCTTATCCTTAATCTCTTTGTGTTCAAATTCAAAAGCGTTACCGCGAGGACGAAGAACAACGATGTTGTCTGCCCAAGCCTGCTCTGTCTTTTCGGTTCCGTCGAAGAGAATTGTAGTTTCCTCTTCCTCAACGAGCTCGATAGGAGAAAGACCCTGGATGTCTCCGAATGCCTTCAGGAACATATCCTGATTTACACCATAGTCCTCAACGTAAGCAACATAGTGAGCTTTACACCAGTTGATCCACAATTCCTTAATCTGTTTGTTCTTCAAGAACACATTGAAGAAGGTGTTGACGGTCATCTGCCAAACGAGAGGCTGAGCCTTACGATTGAAAGTCTTACGCCAGCTCTCTTCAAGAACTCGCATCTGCTCCAGAATGTCACAGGTTTCGTCTGCCCAAGCAACCTTACCACACTTCTTGAAGTTATCGGCAGGCATATTGGTCTTATGGATTGGAGCCTGAATACCACGACCGATACCAGTGTAGTCGAGCTTACCTGTAGAAGCAAGCTTTGCTGTCATGAAGTTCATAGTGGTATCAACGGAGTCCATCAACTCCTGAACCTGATCTGTCCATTCCATAACGACATCACGGTCATTACCGAACTCTTCAAACTGGTTCATCAAATACTCACGTTCCTCTGCATTCTGGTAGATACCGTCTGTGATAAAGTCTGGAATTGTTGCAGAGTAAACCTGCAAGCCTCCTTTATCCTTCTGGAAAGAACCAGCCAAAGGAGCACGCATGTTAGCCAATGTAGCGGCACGAAGCTTCTTTGCCTCGACAGTGAATGTCGCAACACCTTTTCTGTTGGTTGGAGTCAGATCAGGAGCAATACGTCCCTGGGTCTTCCACCAACCATAGTTTACGTGGAAGATGTCCTTTTCGTCAAGAAACTTCTGGAGGTATTTGGTGTTATCCTTACTAGAGAAGAACTTCGCCATCCTCGAATTTTCAATATTAAACTTTGGCATATCCTAAATACAATCTAATAGTTAAACAATTAGTAGTTCGTGTAGAACAACTCTGGGTAGCGGCTTATATTCATCGCCTCTACAGCTGGTGGGAGAGGGCTCATTCTGTCCTTGATAAAAATCGCATCTGGTCCAAGTAAGCATGGTGTAAACATCATGCGAGGCTTCTCGAACTCATCGCTTCCAGGGAGTGTGTAGAATGGCATGTCGTAGTCGTGCGGAGCGAAACAGTTTGGATTAGTCACTACAGGGAGTGTAGAACCTACCGCAGCAGCTTCAACGAGCACCTGGCCAACTGTCAATGCACCCAAAGCGGCAGACAGTGTAAGTTTCCAAACATCACCTGCTGTGGCATCGGTTGTCGCCTCAACTGCTGTGACAGAAACACCAGTTCCCTTTGTCTTGAAATCCTTCTGGCCTACCATGATCTTGTCACCGATAAACGGAATGTGATGATAACCGTCACGAACGATATAAATATCCGTGTCTGTAACGGCGTTAGTTGCCTTGGCAACTGCGTAAGACTTCAGAATCTTAATAGTGCCACCCTTTTTGTCTGCAAAGCCGAGGCTATGCTCAACGAGATCACCTGCATAAATCTTAGCAGGTCCAGGGAACGGATTGGTGATAACACCACCGATAGGAGGGTATCTGAAAGCCTCCTTGACAGCACCTTTAAGATTGAAGTACACATGCTTCTGACCGCCAATCTCAGCAGATGCCTGCAAGAGCACTGTTCCGTTGAATACCGCACCCTGTGCGTTCATCTGGTCGTAATAATTGCTGTACTGCATAATCTTTTTACCTTAATTAAAATGTTATCCTGAATTATTTCTTGACGGATGCCTTTACGGCTCTGTCTTTGCAAATATCCTTAATGTCGTCCCACTCATGCTCGTTAAGTTTTTCGTTTTCTGTATGAGAACCATTAGATCCCTTTCGAGGGACTGTATTTCCTCCGTTAGCACGCTTGTAGTCGGCAGTATAGATATTTTCAGCCTTTGACACCAAGTCAGCAACATCTGCATCGTCTGGTATCTCAAGCTTAGAGAGTGCAGTATCAAGGAAAAAGTCATTCATTTCAAGGTTTGCCTTGTCGAACTTATCCTTCAAACCTGCCTTTACTGACTCGATGGTTGCCTTCCTTGCAGCCTTCTTGTCTCTTTCTGCGTTGGCCTGTTCGAGAGCTTCGAGTTTCTCAAGCAACTTGGAGTATTTGTCATCAGGATTATCATCCTTGTCAGCCTCCTTACGCTTGCGTTCCTCTTCATCTTCCTTCTTTTTACGTTCGGCTTCCTCCTTGCTTTTTTTAATCTCGTCAGAGACATTCTTGTGCAAGTTTCCATCCATACGTTTGAGTCTGTTAGCCAACTTGGTTACCAACTTAGAGTTTGCATCCTCGTCTTCACCAAAATCTTCCAAAATATCATCAAGTTCTTCGTTGATGGTCTTTTGGCTTAACGCTTTGAACTTGGTGGTGTCAACCTCCTTGTTCACTAATGCTAAGAGTTCTTCTCTTGTCATGTCAAATGTGGTTAAAATTGTTATTAGAAAGTGGTGCTTCCACTTTGTAATGTATAAATATACGTATTTCAAAGGCAAAAATATGTATAATTATGCAAATAACCAAGATTTTTTGAATATATTTGCATAAATATTTGATTTGTATGCAAAAAAAATGTTTTTCAGGATTAAAATTGGATAACGGAGAGCCTGTTTACACTCAAGAATATATCCAATCATTAAGAGATGCAGACAAGAAGCATCCCGACAAGTTGAAGATTATCGCTCAACGTGGCGGTCAGGAGCGCATGCTGTCTATTGACGCTGATATTAAGATAGTTGGAGGCTCGCGAGGAGGAAGTAAGAGCTTTAGCTCCCTTATGGAAGTTTTGAAAGACATCAAGAACCCAGATTTTCACGCGACCATTCTACGTAACGAGAAAGACGACTTGCAATCGTTGGTGACTGACTCATACAAATTGTTCTCTCAGTTCGGAACTTATAATAAGTCGCAAAACGATATGACTTGGAACTTCTTTAACGGAGGATGGCTTAAATTCTCATACTATGCAGGAGCTTTTCAAGACTTCAAAACTCGTTTCCAAGGTCGTCAGTACGCATACGTCTGCATTGACGAGGGCACACAATGCCCATATAAGAAGTTCAAGTATCTACTAACAAACAATCGTAATGCCGCGCGAATAAGAAACAGATTTTGGATAACCTGTAACCCAGACCCTGAATCGTGGGTTAGAAAGTTCATTGATTGGTGGGTAGACGAAAACGGTTACATCATTCCAGAACGTGATGGTGTTATTCGTTACTGCTTCATGGATGGCGATACTCCTGACTCAATATATTGGGGCGACACTCGTGAAGAGGTCTATGAGCAATGTAAGTCTATTATTGATAGCCTTTGGAAAGATAGCTATGAAGAGCTTGGCTACACAAAACTTGAAATGTTTATCAAGTCTGCCACATTTATCCGCGCAGACGTTTCTGAAAACATTAAGCTTATATCTACTGACGCATCATATATCGCTAACCTTGCACAACAGGACGAAGAACAACGTATGCGCGACCTGGAAGCCAACTGGAACTGGAAGGCTGCTGGCGACGATATGATTAAAATGGAAGACCTTGAGGAAATTTTTGACAATTCCATTCAAGAGGGAGATGGTGTCCGTCGAGCTTCTGCCGACATCGCATTTACAGGAGGTGATAACTTCGTTATGTGGTTATGGGAGGGATGGCATTGTAAAGACCTCATCGTGTCAAGGATCGACTCAAAGACGCTCGTTTCTGTTGTCCAGACAAGATTGCGTGAGTGGGGTGTTGAGGAATGCAACTTCACATACGACATGCAGGGTATAGGGCAGTACTTCAAGGGATTCTTCAGAGAAGCGGTTCCATTCAACAACCAGGCGACTCCTATTCCTGCCAATCACCAAGAAGAGGAAGGAATCAGGTACTTATACAAGGACTTAAAGTCTCAATGCGCTTGGTTATTCTACAAGATGGTGAAAGAGAAGAAAGTATCCATCGACTCGCAGCTGTTGGAACGAAAGTATTCGGGTGACGGATTCGATAAAGTCCCCCTTAGACAAATTCTTCAAAAGGAGCGTAAGATGCTCCGACGTGACGAGGACGGAGATGATAGAGGATTCAAACTTATGCCTAAAAAGAAAGCCAAGAAATATGTCGGGCATTCTCCTGACTTCTTTGAGTCTTGGTTCTACATAATGATATTCAGTTTAACAAAAAAGAAAAATAAAAAGGTAAAAGGGTTATGGATGCTATCAAGGTAAACAAAGTTAGGGAATTGCTCGTAAGGAAGCCTTTTTACGAGCTTACCCCAAAGGGATACATGAAACATTCAAATGTTAGTGATGTTGTCCCTGACTATTATGACGGAACAATGCCTGAAGATACTATGTATCGTCGTATCAAGACGCAGGCAGATTTCTTGCGAGAGTACTATCCTTCGGCTCATAGAATTATGGACGAAAAAGAGTATCCCGACATTTGGAAAAAGAATCCCGAAAATGGCAGATGGTATTGCCAGAAGATTCAACGTACAGCGTTTGCGTTTCAGCAACTCATTCATACTAAACATTTGTTACACTTGACAGGTAATGATATTCAGTTTGAGCTTGCTAATGGAGATGATTATGACAATGAAAAGGCTGCTGATGAAAATCAGAAGACTCTTAATAAGTTTAAGAAAGGTTGGCTTATGCGCGACATGGAGATACGCTTCTTCGAGGCTGTTAATTCTTATCTAAAGGTTGCGGAATGTGCTATAGTCGGCTTCTTTAATGAAAAAAACGAGTTCTGCACACGAACACTTTCTTACGACCGTGGCGATATATTGTATCCTCATCACGACTCTCTTACGGGAGATTTGGTTTGCTTCGCGCGAAAGTACTACGACTACGATGATGAAGGTAACGAAAAAACGGAATATGTTGAAGCTTGGGACAATAAAGAGTTCTACCGATTCAAGAAAGCTGTTAAAGAAGGTAAAGTCAAAGAGGTTATTACAAAGATTGCCAAGATTTTTGGTATCGACGACTATACTCTTGTTGAAAAGAAGGAACACGGATTTCAGTTTGTTCCTGTAGCTTACGCACGTAACGAGAATGGCCCTTGCTGGTTTGCGGTACAGAAAAATGTCGAAGACTACGAGGAAGCTTTCTCTTATCTTTGCGAGAACAACAAAGCGTATGCTTTCCCTATCTTGTCTCTTACTGGCGATGGCGATGATATTTCAATAGAAGGCGATGATCTTACAGGCTCAGCTAAATCTATAATGATTACCGACCCAAACGGAAAGGCAGAGTTCTTGAATGGTACAGATGCCTCTGAAGCTTTCGCGACACAACTCAATAAGTCTTACGACCTCATCTACGAACTTTCGTTTACTGTAAAACCACCTGAACTAAAATCTGGCGACTTACCTGGTGTTGCTATCAAACTTCTCTATTCTCCTGCTTTGGAAGTCGCAATGAATGACGCGCAAGAGCTACAGCCATTCCTTGATAAGCTTCTTCGTATCTGTCAGTTCGGTATTGGCACTGACGAAAATTGTGTTGCAACAATGGTTGGACTGCCTATTAACGCGTGGATAAGTCCTTATATCCATAGTAACAAGACAGAGGCAATTACCAACATTGCGACCGCGGTTCAAAACGGATTCCTTTCAAAACAGACTGCTTCCGAGCGCTGTCCTGACTTTCCTAAGACTGCGGAGTATGAACGTATCATGCGCGAAAAGAAGGAGGAGGATCAGCAAGACCTTCTTATGGATATTCAACGTGCGGATAATGAGACAGAGAACGCCATCGAGGAACAGGAAGCTACTGCGCGAATCAGTAAGCAGCAGGGCGGTAACGACATAAACACTGGAGGAGGTCGCAAAGCAGGGAGACCAAATCGCAGTGGCAAGAAATGGGACGAAAATCGCAATAATGACGTGGACGACAAGAATAATTGGAAAAAGTACAATCAAACTCATTAATAGACTATGAACGAATTACAACGTTCTGTGGAGTATAGTAGAAAAAGGTTACAAGCCCTTCGTAATTGTGAATCTCACATCGCGAGCATATTATGGGATGCAGCCAAAGATATAATCACTATCTCTTCTAAATACAGAGTCGGAGAAGTCTTACGAAATGAGGCTTCTCTGCTCTCGAAAGCTAAAGGTATTACAGAGGATGCAGAGGAAAGCATTAATAGCTATATCTCAGCATACTCAAAGGCTTCATGCAAGATTCTTGGCATTGATAGCAAGGGTATAGAAGACTTCTTGGCTGGCGACATATATGGCAAGACAACATCAGAAAGAAACGCTGTCTATCTCGGAAACTTTGCAGAGGATGTTGTAAGGATGATAAAAGCAGGAACAATAATGGGATATACAGATCAGCAGTTGTTATCTGCTATTCGTACTGGATACAAAGACCCTTATCGTACTTCTGTTATCACTAAAGCCAAGAAACAGGACATTAGCATAGACGTTCCTTCTTGCGGCAAAGGTTATTACAGAAACGCATATCAGAATATTATAAGAAACGCAAAACAAGTAATAGCATTATCATGGGGTAGGGCAGAGCAAGAATACGGGAAGGACAATAAAGCAATAGGCTTCTATGTTAAAAGAGGTAGCTCTTATCCTTGCGATATTTGTCAAAGTGAAGCAGACGCAGGCCTTCATTCGTTCAAAGACCCATACCCTCCATACCATGTTTCGTGTTGTTGCTACACTTTATTTGCATTTAAGGAAACTGACAAAAAATAAATACTATGGACGGAGAAATAACAGGATACACATTGAGTGTAGGTATATACAAGAAAGTTAAAACTTTGGGCATGAAAGACCCAAGGTATTACATTTATGCAAGCCTTCGCGGTTCGGGATTAGGCATGAGAGATAGCTGGAGCGTAGCTTTTCAAGGCTATGGTTTCAACTGGGCAAAAGACGTTCTCGAAAGAGAAATGAACAAACTTGAATCTCTTGAGTCTGTACAAAAGAGAATTGCAGAGATACAGGGCGTAAAAAAAGAAAGTGAGAACGCAGAAACACTCTCAACAGAAGAACTGGCAAGAGCCACGTCTAAAGAGCAAATTCTTACCGACCTCGTTGTCGCTCGTTCTAAGATTAGGAATACTGCGTCTAAAGAGTGGGCAGACTTAACTAAGCTCATCGCAGACTATACTAAGATAAAACAAGATGATCTACAAACGGAGGATACGACTGTGCATTTTTTCTTGCCTCGAAATTATCCAACGGGTAAGAATGACTGTTTGCTATTCAAAAATGGGCTCTGTAAGGGTGGTAAATAGTTAAATCTGTGTTAAAGAAGCAATACATGTACGCGATTACAGCAAAAGCATATAACTTTGCAAATACAATGTGATTTTCAGAACTTTTTCTGATTGCACATAATTCTAAAATTTTTTGGTTAACAAAGGGGCGCACCGTAATGATGTGCCCCTCTTTTTTAGTATTCTTCTCCTGCTACCATTTCCAAAGTCTTTTGAAATTCGTCTGCAAGATAGCTATCATTAAACTCTGGGATAATACCCTCTGAGGGTAATTTCTTTGTCTCTGCGGCTTCCATTATCATTCGTAGACCAATTTTAAGAGACGTGAAGTCTTGTACTACCTCTAGCAAATTATCACTCATCTTCGCCTCCTTTCTTTAAATGCTCGCCCATATCAAGAAGTGTCTTAGCATGTTCTTCCTTGTCGATGACTTCCTGAACCGCGTCCTCACTTTCCTTGCGAAGCTGCTCTTCGGTATTGCCTGCATCCTCAGCATCGTTACGTTTTGCAGCCTCACGCTCAAGATACTCCTTCTGTAGCTTCATCTTACCCAAACGATAATCCTTATCTCCAATAAGGGTAGTGTCAGCCATCATCTGCACAAGGATGTGCTCGATAGTGTTTTTCTCCTCGCCATACATCAAACGATTACCCTCATCGTCATATACGTAATGAACTGTGTCAAAGAACGCATACATCGCCATACCAATGACAAATTCAATACTCCATGAGTCTGTAATGGTAGATACCTTGATGTAAGGAAGACTTGCTCTCTGAAGGTGCTTTTGAATGTCGGCAGGGATATTCTGTGCCGAGCGCAATCTTTTCACTTCAGCCTTGCTAAGACTCTTTGAATACTTTAGGATGTAATAATTTCCTACCTGTACTTTCTTTCCAAATTCTAATGAATCCATGATAACAATATTTTAAGTTATACTTTATTTCTCGATCTTCTCTAATTCCATGATGGTAAGAATAGCGTAGTTAGCCAAGTCATACAAACTATCCTTCATGCTCTCTCCTTTTACCTTCGCTTCGTTCTTTCTGAGAGAATTAATGCGTTCCAGCTTCTCTGCCATGTGCCCGTAGGCGTAGGTTATGCCACACTCTTTGAAGATTTTATGAAAGCTATTTCCGTAATCCGTATTTTTTTGCTTAAAAGTATCGTACATTTTGTTTGTAATATCACGGAACGCTTTAGCATCACCTGTATCGTCAACAATATTAGGTGTAAGCTTACTGCTCATACAGCCTGTTTTGCTACCACTATCAAAGGCAACATGGTAGAACCAATCATTTTTAGGAAAGTATGTTGGGTAAATTGCAATTTTCTTTGGGGCGAACTTTTCTAATATTTCTCCTCGTCCAATGACATCTTCAGTAGAGAGGCTGAATATATTGTCTCCACAGAGCACGTCTATAAAAGAGCCTAAATAACAAGAGGGTTTAAAGGTTGGTTTAAAATAATCCTTCGGAATATCTACGACCTTAAAAATAGGACGATAAGGTGTTATGAGAAGTTTAACACCCTCGATAGTCTTTAAATCTGTTCTATACTTTGGCAACACGCAACCGTATTCGCCCATGATTTTACGATGACGATTTCTTGCCGTATCCTCTTCGTACTCATTCTCTATAAACGGTAGCTTAAACTCTAATCCTACCTTAATATCATCTATTTCTATCATAATTCATTCCTTTATTTATAAAACTTATTAACATTTTGTAGTTGTCGAAATTATATTTTAAGCCGTGAACTTCAACAATACGATTATCTTTAACCTTATTCCATAGTTCACAAGGAGTAACTTCATGAAATTCAACCTTGGCAAATCCGCTACCGACAAGCCTATTTACAACCTTTATCATACTCCAAAAACTATTTTTTCGTTACTTTTTATTGGAGTTCCATAAAAAGGATTCGCAAAGAAGTCTTTATCAAACATAGGAGGGCTATCAATCTTTTCTTTTCCTATTTTACCATTATGGTAATTAAGATAATATTCGTATCCGTTCCCTGGGTATACCCAAAATACCGTACCTCTCAAAGCAGTAAATATCTGCCCAAGTGTATATTTAAGCCTCCATCTATTCTTGAAGATTTTAACTTTTATTCTCTGTTTCATTATCCGATTCCTTTACAAGATTATATTTAAGATAGGAATCACGGCAAAGAAAGTTGTTTACACGTTCTTTTAGGCTGTCAGGGGTTTTTATAGACCAGCCATGTCCCTTAAAACGTTCAAAATCGACCGCATTGTGCAAATTTACCATCTCCTGCCAGTCGGTATCGTCAAGCGTAATTTCTGTTGTATGTTCCTCAATGTAATCAACAGTAAGAACAGCTTGAGTTCCAAACGACTTTTTGTTATAAATAGAACATATAACAAAATTGTTGTCTACGAACTCTTCTATTTGCATCAAACCCGCAGGAGCCATTATACAGGATTTATTATTGGGAATTGGTATAAGTGTCTCACAGTCGTTCCAAAATATCAACCTCTTTTTTATCTTTGACTTTTCTATCATAAGCTATTTCTCCTTATCTTTCAGCTCAACGAAATCACCAATACCTAAACGAGCCTTGTTGATGCAATCACCTATCCACCCCATAAGGTATGCCTGGTGCTCATTTCTACCATTATACACTCTTTCCAAATCGCACGCATCGTTGATAGACGACAGAACATGAAATGCCTCATGACTGATATTTCTCATAGTCATGTTTTTCTTATTTGGGAAGACAACAAGATTGCCGAGGTAATTTCCTGCTTTATTCATACATTCGGCCTAAACCATACCTCCGTAGTTTCCTTCACTCATAGGCTCGTAGTTGTGAACGAGAGGCTTGCCTTTCTTGTCGGTAAAGCATTTGTCTATTTCTTCTTCGGATGTATTGTACATTACCCAAAGCCTTCTTGGGTAAATCTGTGGTATATATTCGTAATATCCTTTCTTCTTCATACAACTACTACAAATCATAACGTTTAAACTTGTTCTGGCAATATTCGTCTATACAAGCCTTAGCCACACTTTCGCTCATTTGCTTCGCATGCTCGTAGGACACAGAATCATCCACAAGCATAAGATCTACACTCATACTATTCATTTCCTCCAAATCCTGTTTCCTATAGTGGTCAAGACCCACTTCTAATGCTTCGATGGCATTCTCTGCCTGAAAGAAGAAATCCTGATACTCATCATGATGGCGATGGTAGTCGTTACAACAATACCGCTTAACTCCAGTCTTACACAATCCAGTCATACCTGCCTTGTCCGAAAGCAGTCGTAGCTGTATATCTTTCACTTCTTTTTCTTTCTCAATACTACCTGACACTTCAAAAGCGCTCAGGTTTACGATAAATCTATAATTCTTCATATCTCATCATTTTTATGTTCATCCCATTGCTTTTTCGTAAAAGCATACCATGTATCACAAATATCAAGCGCAAGGACGCTGTTATTATCTATAGAAAAAGGTGCATCAAATCCGTTTACATCAAGAACAACTAAAGTCCATGTAAAATATGGCTCACCGCGCCCTTCTATGTACGCACTGTCGTTAATCTTGCGTATACCCTCAACGATTGGAACTTGAAGAACATCCTTAATGTTCTCGTAACTAATCTCTATCGACTTCTTAAACTTCTTCATGTTCTCAACTATTTCTGTTTTGATACAATCTCGATAGCAGACAATAATGTCTTTTCGCTGATACCTTTTCCACTACCAACACCATTTTGCTCTATTCTTTCAAGAGATTTCTCAATAGAGCAAAAATCATCATGAGAATTATTTATAAAGTCACAAAGTTCGTCGCTTACACTACCAATATCCTCGTTGGCTTTTTTAATAATAGCTACAAGACTATCAAAACGCTTGTCTATATAATCCTTCAACCTTTCTTCGTGTTCTATAATATCAATGCAGCTGGCGACTGTTGGATGTGCCCAGTTATCTTCTACGATCGCATAATAATCACCTTCTTCCTCGCTGTGTCTTTTGTCGGCCACAACTCTTAGACACACAAAATTGTCTCCATTCATTACTGCGTAAATACCCTCTCCGAATGGATATAGTTCGGCTTTTACAATATCCGACCTACTTCCAGCTGCTTTGAAAGCGACCTTTCCTAAAACATTAACTCTAATCTCCATATCTCAACTATTTTTCTTTAACTATGTTAACTATCTCTATTGGTGCAAGAGATGTAATCACGTGAAAACCCGTTGAATCGGTGTAGTCAAAGGAGTTAGCACCCCTCTTTATCGTAACACCAGAAACACGGCATGTACGGATTTTTACAACCTTTGCTTTGTCAGGATTATGTATAATAAGGGTTACAGAATACCATACCGTATCGTCTTTAATAAACCCTCCATTCTTGTATGTCTCACTTTGCCAAACAGCAATGATAAAAAATAAAGCTGCTATGATAAAAATAATCGAAAACATTATTTCTGCGCCCCAATAGTCAAGCCATCTTTTAAATTTCAATTCTGAATTAATCATTTATCCTCCTTTTTATGTCCTACATGATATTTATTGCAAAAACTACATCGGTATACGGTCATTCCTTGCTCTTTATACCTTGGATGCGTATTCAGAAACTCCCACGCATCATCCTCGCTCTCGTAGGCTACCTTTGCTTTCCACAACCTCTGCATGCGTGTGAAGTGCTCAGGGTCGGGAGTAAATGGCGGTACCTTGTTATGATAGTTATTCCTTCTCATGCCATTCCAAATGATATGCTGTTCAAACTTCTGTTCGCTGTTATCTCCTTATCCTTATAAAGCTGGCGCAAACAATTCAAGGTGTCTTCGCATACTACCTTGTCTATCTCGCCAAGCAATGCTCTGTCAGGAACTATATTCTTTGAGCGTTTGTCCTCGACAATCTTCCTCACTATAGATTTAACGTATTCGCTTTCTATCATATTAGTCATCATCTTTAATAAACTCGTCTGGCTCTGGAGCATCCTCTTCACCAAGAGGAGAAAGGTCGTTAATAATAATAGATTCCTTCAAATCAGCAGACGTAACACCATAGACTTTATACGTCTGACCACACGCTGCTTTCTTTCTTGTGAAATTAAGCTTATCCCACATCTCGCGGCCAAACTTCTGTATGGAAGGAATGCCTTTCTCTTCCACGCCATTATCCTGACAGAAACGAACCATACTCTCGTATAGTTCTGCTGACGAGAACCAGTTAAACAACTCTCCCTTTGCTCGCGCTTCTCGCTGTAGACTGTATGCGCGTACCCAGGCATGTACTGGATGTTCGTCTAGAAGGGACTTCAAAAGCTGGACTTCACTTCCCTTGGCCGCAGGAAATCTATAACGTCGCTTCTTCAACTCTTGAGCACCACGAAGAACCCAGTTGAAAACACCACTAAGCTCGTTGCGAATTATCTTACTGGCTAACTCTGGATCTTGTCTCTCCTTCGGTATCGTCACATCAAAGTTGACATATTGTAGTCGCCTGATGAATCCAAGTGACGCATCGTCTGGATATGGAAGCTCATTAAGATTGAAAATAAGGTATGGTATGTTGTTGCCTTCAAGCACATCTTTTCCAAGCTTTCGCATCGGAACAGGCTCGCCACTAACCAACCTCTTGAACATACCTGTGTTCCTCTTGCCAAATTTCTTAGGGTCTGAATCGGAAGACCAGTTGAATATCGCGTTCCTAATTGGGAATCTACCACGCATACCCTCATCACCGTCCGCAGTAAGCTCTGCGTAATCCATCTTGCTTATCCTGTCACCACCAAACAACTGGCAGGCTACGTCGAAGATAACACTCTTTCCATTGGCTCCTGTCCCAACAAGCAACAAACAAAGCTCTATCTTTGAGGACTCTTTACCCTCGTAAGGATTGTACGCTGTTCCTCGTTGTATCAAACCAAGGCCAAGAAACATCTGTAATATCATTCGCGACGTCTTGTCTGGCAACACTTCATGAACAAAATTCAACCATCTGTCACACTTCGCCTTCGGATTGTAGTCGTATGGATGATAGTAGGTAGCATGGTATGACGAAGAGAATGGCATAATCCTCGGCTGCTTTAAACCACTGCCGAAATCTACAACACCATTGTTAAATGCTACAATGTCAAAAGACGGATTGAGTATGTTGTAACACTCTATGACATCCATAAAAGATGTCTTCATTACCGTAGCATTTGAAACCATCGTTGCTACACCAAGACTTGTCAACAATATCTGATAAGCCTGCTCTACTACCTTGCGCGGAACAACTTCATATATCTTTCCATTGAACATATAAAAGTTGTCATTGAAAAACTTTACTGGAGCATCTTTCGCCAACTCGCGCATGGAACGGATAAAACCAACTTTCAAAGCATTGTACTGCTCCGAATTGGTTCTTCCCCAACTACGCCTGTACTCATCCAAGCCGTACTTGCCAGAACGCGATAACTCTATCAATTGGTCATGCAACGTATCTATAGCTATTCCTTTATCCATCCTTCCCTTTTTACTGTATATCCGTGTATATTCTAAATTTGCAAATCATGACGACAAAATGCCGATAAATAAAGGGTTTGTGGCAGTTTGGCGATTACAGGCCGCCTTTAAGACCTCTCCCCCTATTAAAATATGAATATTACAAAAGTAAACAAAATATCCGTATATTAATGCAGAACCCTTATGTATATTGGAATTATTATGCATTTTTAACATGCACAACGTGAAGGATAAATATGCATTTTCATACATTTTAAGGGTAAGTAAAAGAATCTGACAAAATTGACATGCGAAAAGCAAAAGGCTATACTTGCATAAATATCCAGTATAAACCTAAGTAAGCAGTTACTACAAAATAAACCGCAAAATCGAAAGAAAAAATTTTTTAAAGGGGTGACATACAGCATTTTAGCCTTTTCCGATAGGGGGTGTGGGGGTGTTTGAAAAATATATACACCTAATTGCGGTTTATATTATGTAAACTACACCTAAAATGTCAAAATTTCTATTTGTCAAGGAATTTTACTTTGCGGTTTATAATTTTTGTTACTTCTCCTATCTCCTTAGTTATCAACCACTTACAGCGTTTATATTTTTGCATTAAAATACGCTATTTATATAAATATACATTGTTGTTATGATTTTTACCTTGTATGTTTATGCAGCGAAGTGTATATTTATAGATTTACGCATGATAAATCTTTTACTATATTTATACGCTATATTTGTATATTTATAATATGCATTATTTGTTAAATCCTTTTACTTTGGCTTGTTTCTTTGCGCTCTAAGCCGTTTTGTATACCTTTGTATATAGTTAGTAATAGGTAGTATTTAAAGCCTGTCAGAAGTAAAAGAAAGCGGCTTATTTAAGGTGCAAAGGTAGTGCTTCTATACCTCTTATAAACCTTATAACTACCTAATAGTCAACTACTTATAATATATTAAATAAAGTATAAACCGCAAAAATAGTTGCTCTTTTGTTTGGTGGTTTCAGATAAAAGCACTATCTTTGCAGTATCAAAAATGGTAGTAATGGTGCTACCATTTAACCCAAAAAGATTTAAGAATTATGGCAAAAGTAATCTTTGCGGACAACATCCTAAAGCGAAAAGGCATTGAGAAGAGAAACTTTGATACATCGGCATTTAATGAAGTTGTAGAGAAGTTCTTTATGAATAACGATGCGAAAGCTACTATTCTCCTCCTGCCGAAGAGATTTGTGGCTTTAGACAATCCTCCAGAAGGAGATTTTCTCGACTACTTAGATGTTGACTCTTGGGAAGATAAGCAAGCAAACCCAAATGACCCGTTAACTTATGATGATGTTCTTTATCTGATGTCTATCCACATGCGCAGACCTATCCTTATGATAAATGAGCCATTCATCACCAATGCGGCAGGATATTTAAGGTCTATATGTGGGTTTAACGTTCAGAAAAAGACCAAGAACGGCAAAAAGATGTATATTGTATCTCTCCCAATCTAAGCCAAACAAACCTACCTACATAGGTAGGTACTACGTTAAAACCATGTTAAAAATGGCAAAGTTTTTCGGTTTATAGTATAAACTTACTAACTTTGCTACTAATAACCAAAAAGAAAAGAATTATGACAGAAGAAATTCATTTGAAAACAAGAGATTGGGAAAGGTTACTAACACCTACCCAGCAAGAAAAGTACAAGTCTGTTATCAAACAAGGTTACTTCTCTGATTATCATGGCAACGAGTGGAGGCACAACACCTTCTATGGCGCATTCTTATGGAAACATCCTAAGTACGTCAATGTTGTGAGGATATTCGAGAAGATTGTCGGTCATCGCCCACTTTGGGAGGATGTTACGGACGACAACCTTCGCGACCTGTTTGAAGAACTTGAAAACAGCTACGCGCCAAACTCTGTAAGAACAATGTGTGCTTGTATCAAGGCTATTATCCGAGAAAATGACGAAAGCCGAGAAATCCCAAGCCCTAAGTTCAGTAAGATTTTAAGGAGCAAAACTGTTCCCGTGCAAGCCGTGGCTCTTACAGACGAAGAGATTGACAGCATTATTAACTACAATCCTCGCGGTCGCACGCAGAGATATGTTAAGCGCATGTTTCTCATGGAATGTCTTTGTGGGGCTCGTCTTAGTGACTGCCAGAAGATAACTCCTGAGAATATTGATGATACAGGACATTTCCTCGTGTACGTTGCTAAGAAAACAAAAGCCGAGGTTAGAGTGCCTATACACAAGAAGCTTAGACCGTTCCTTGTGTGCGGTACTGCTGACGAGCCAGTCGGTGGTCTCTCTGAACGAACCTTTAATGCGAGTTTGCAGAAATTATGCAAGAACTGTGGCATAAGTGGAAGAGTGAAAGTCTTTATGGCAGGAGAAGAGAAAACTGGAAAGAAATATTCCTTCGTAACTTCTCATACTGGAAGACGTTCCTTTGCAACTAATCTGTCTAAGAAAGGTGTTCCTATCGAGCAGATCGCTATAATGATGGGACACATCAGCCGCGGAAAACCGAATATCAGTATGACACAGAACTACATCGTAGGTAAGACTGAGATAGATTCTGATACGTTGAAAATCTTCGGAGTTTACGACAAAACTTCAGAAGATACAACAGAATAAAATAACATTATTAACCAATTTAACAAATAAACATTATGAAGAAAATTTTATCGACATTAACAATGCTACTTGTAGTTTCTCTTAGCTCAACAACATTTGTCGCTTGTAATAGCGATGATGACAAAGAAGAAACTAAAGTAGATGTAACAGAAATCTTAGGCTCTTGGGAAGAGACTCACGTAAAGTCAGGAGACAAAACTACAACAGAAGTGGTAACGACATGGACTTTCAACGCAGACAAAACAGCTACAGAACATGTCGAAGCTTTCGTCACAACTTCCTACACTAAGAAAAACAAGATCCTTGACATGACATTCGGCTTCACCTACGAGTATAACGGCAAGAAGGTAAAGCTAACCAGTACAGACCCTTCGGTTAAAGAACCCGTATCTTACTACAACGTAGAGATAAGCGGAAACAAAATGCGTATGGGTAACGAAGAAGGAGGATATTTCAATCTCACCAAGAAGTAATTTTTAGTTTTCTGTAATAAATACAATTATGAAAAAGGTTTTAATGTTTATGGCAATTATGATTGCCGTAGTGTTCAGTTCAGTAGCGTTTTCATCTTGTAGTAGCGATGATGACGATAATTATGGATTTACTAAGGCGGATGTTGTAGGCACTTGGGAAACAACGGCTATACAGACATCTGATGGTCATTGGGTAGACCTCACAAGTTTTCTGTACTATGACCAAAGAGCGTATGCAAAATTTAATAGCGATGGTACATATCGTGGTTGGGGTGCTCTTGGTAATGGTACAGGAACTTGGGTTCTAAAAGGCAACTCAATAACCACTTATGTAAATGGTAAGGTTTACATCATATACACAAACATTGTCTTGAATGGCGATGAAATGAGTGGAACGATGAGTGATAACAGTACATCAGTAAACTTCAAGGCAAAGCGACAGTAGTTTACTTCAACCACAACATTCCCCACTTACCATCGGTAGGTGGGGATTTTTTATTAAAAATCGCAAAAATATATCGAGGATATAGACTTTTTTCGTATCTTTGCAACGTTCAAATAAATCTTAGCGGTATGGTTGCCGCATCTTCTGAAAAGAGGGTGCGTTTATCGAACCTACAATCTTTTCGAGTATAAAGTAATTATATAAGAATTACTGCGCCGTGTCGGTGGATAGGAAACTACCATCGGAGGTTTGCTAAGAACCTTTGAACAACACGTAGCGCAGTTTTTTTTGTTCAATAATCTTAGTGATATGAATACAAATGTAATTCTATCAAAGGACAGTAACCCTTCAGATATTGAGTGTTACTTCCGTGGTGTGTTGGCATTAGACCAACAAGACAAAGTGTTTTCAGTTAACCTTGATGATGTTTGGCAGTTGGCTTACTCAGAAAGAGGTAAGGCTGTAAAGGCTTTAAAACAGAACTTCATTGACAATGTGGACTTTATCAGTATTGCCCAGTCGGGCAAAACTGCTACAGGTGGTTTTAAGAAGATAGATTACTATCTTACTTCCGCTTGCTTGGAGTACTTCATTGCTCGCAAGGTTCGCCCTGTATTCGAGGTGTACCGCAGAGTGTTCCACCATGCAGTTGCACAAGTTCAACAGCAGCCATCCCTTCAGGAACAGGTTCAAGCAAAATTAGCCTTTGCCGATTGGAGTGCTAAGTTCCTCAACCTGAATGACGCAAGCAAATTGGGCATGGCGCAGAAGATTGGCAAGATGGTAGGCTTGGATGACGCTCTTCCTCAGTCCGTAAACGCGGGAACAGAAAAGCCGATTACCCACGCAGCCACCGACTTATTGAAGTCACACAACGTTGGTATCTCTGCACAGGCATTCAACCGTATGTTTGAAATCAAAGGTGTGGTTAAGCACGCTACTCGCCCAGGAAAGCGTGGAAAGGTGCATAACTGGTATGTTATCACTCCTGCCTTCGATAAGTACGGACAGAATCAGCAAGACCCAAAATTTCAGCAACAGACGCAGATACGTTGGTACGACAACTTATTCAATGAGTTGCTTACAATCGTTGGACTAAACAGACAAACATCATTAAACATCTAAGGAGGGTCTAAATATGGAAACAAAAGATATTACCACTGGCATGTTGAAGAATGTTGAACAGCCAAAACTCGCTAAGACACTTATCAAACTTCGTGAGGTGTATATAGAATATCTAACGGAAACAAATAGAGTAACCGAAGACATTGGCGTAATACTTGACCAACAGGAAAACAACTTTGTTAAGAAATACAACGAACTCGCAGATATTGTCTCAAAAACCATAGGAATCATAATGGAAGCAGAGATAAGTGAAGCTCTCAAATTATACTAAATCTAAATAATATTCAGCCATCCATCATATCGGTGGGTGGCTGTTTTTTTTGTGCCTTTTTGTTATTTTTCGAGCCATTCTTGTTTGCTTGAAAGATTTTAACCTATTTTAACCTTATAATTTTCTTGTTTTTACTTCTAAAAAGAAAAGCACACCACTTCACATTTTCTTAATTCGCTGTTTTTACTTCTAAAACCGAATCAACTATCTTGACAGACTTTTGCGTTTGGCGGTTAGAAAAATAATACCTAATTTCGCTAACGCTTATCAGAATTTTACGCACTGATAAAATTGAATATGCTTTATCTTAGTGGCTTTGCCACACCATGATATGCCCTATCCAAAGTTCGGAGCGTAACACGAGCGGAGGATAGGGTAATTTTTTATCTTATTCCTCAAAGTCGAAGTGGAAGAGACGGCTAAACACACCACGTACACCAAGACTTTAAATGCAAGTGGGACTCACGGCAAAGTGCAGGGTTTTATTCGCAGAAGGCACGAGAAGAGCGGATGCTACAGTCCGAAAGCTGCGACGCCAAAGCAAGTGTAGTTTTTGCAGAGGTCGAATGAAGGGAACAATATACTGGGTCCACCATTATTCGTAAAATCCTCCACCTACAAGTTTTACCTCTTGTGGGTAAGGGGGATACTCTCATTTCTGCTAAACTGCAACCTGTTCCTATTTTAAAGTTAAACAGATAAAAATATTAACAATATATATATCATGGCAAAAGATAAAAAAAATAATATTATTATACCTACGCGCGAGGAATTTGAAGATTTTTGTTTCTTAAAATTAGGTTATAATGACAAAGAATTTACTTCTGAATTGTGGAAAACTTGTTGTCGAGTTGGTTGGAAAAAGAAGAATGGTAAAGCTCCTAAGAGTTGGCAAATACTTGCTGTAAGTCATAATGGTGCGTTACTTCAAAAATTTGGTCGTAAACCATACAAAAGAGCCTCAGTAAGCAAAAAGAAGAATGTTGAGGAAGTATTTCCAGATAACGGTTTGCATTATATAGCTTATACGGACGGAAGTTGTGATAATTACTCTCAGATGAAAGCTGGTGGAGCTGCCTATATTTTGATTAAAGACCAAGAGATAGTTAAGATTAAGAATCACGGTCAACTCAACACCACCAACAACCGCATGGAACTACTTGCTATAATATCGGCAGTAAACGCTTGCCCCGAAAACGCTTGTATAGACATTTATACGGATAGCAAGTATAGTATCTTGACTTTAGAGAAAGATTTTAAGCCAAACATTAATGGCGACTTGTGGGAATTATATCAAAAGCACTCACGTCACGTTGCAGGAGTTCGCCTACATTGGGTGAAAGGACATAATGGTGATCATTATAATGAAATGGCAGACGAGTTAGCTTATAGCGCATATTGTGAGATTTGCGAGAAGTTTGGAATAAAGAAAACGAACAGACACTAAAACAAGTGATTATGACAAACAAAGATAAGACTATGAATACAGTTAAGATATTTAATCACCCAGTTTTTGGGCAAGTTCGCATTATTGAGGATGATGCAAGTAGTGAGTTGTTGTTTTGTGCTAACGATGTAACGTTGGCACTGGGTTACTCAAATGGTCGTGACGCTGTTGCTAAACATGTTGACGAGGGGGATGTAGCGAAACGCGACACCCCTATTCCTAATCAGTATGGTACGTTGGTCAATCAGTCTGTAACCTACATTACCGAAAGTGGTGTGTACGCCCTTATCTTTGGCAGTAAGCAGGAGAGAGCGAAGGATTTCAAACGTTGGGTAACAAGCGAAGTGCTCCCCTCGATTCGCAAGACAGGTCAGTATAGCGTCAAGCAACCATCCATAAACGAGCCTATACAGCTCGGTCTGTTTTCCTACCTAAATAGCAAAGAGAGGTATTAAGCCGAGAGCACTGAAAAAGTAAAATCCACTTTCAGATTGAAAGTTAATGACGGATAAATCGTGGTTTTATCCTTCTTTTTCTGTCAAATACAGCCTTATTAAGGCGATTTATAGAAAGAGAAGTTATAAATCGTAACATTTTTCCGTTTTAGTCCTTAAAAATGGGAACTTTTTCAGTGCCCTCATTAAGCCTCCCTATTTTTTAGATCCGCATTCAGATAATCAATAACAGTCCTGTTAGCTTCGTCTATCTTCCTTGTATCGTATTTGATGTAGGTAGCTGTTACTGCATTATCCCACAACGAATGACCGAGTGACCTGCCTATAACTTCCATAGGTATATCGAGCTCAGATGCCATTGTTGCCCATGTATGCCTGCTCCAGTAGCTTGTTATGCCATCCTCGATAGCATGGACGGTAACATAGTAGCTATGTCTTTCTTTCGTGCCTATCGTACGCAAGTGCCTTGTCATGTTATTGGCAAAGGTGTTGGTAATTGTTGCGTCACCTTCCTCCAGGAAGCTGAGTAGTCTATCTTTCTTCCTGCTTCTATGCCTTGCAATAATCTCCATTGCTTCAGGCTCAACCTTGATGTCGTATAGCTTTCCTGTCTTGTTACGTTTGTAGCTTATACGACCGTTCTTTAACGCTGTCTTGGGCAAGAATAGCAGATCGCTTATGTTTATGCCGATAAGGTAGAAGCACAGCATGAAGCAATCTCTATACATAGCCTTCTTGCCTGTCAGCTTGAAGTCTCTTATTGCTCTAAGCTGCTCTAAGGTCAGGCAACGTTTCTTGGTCTGCTCCTTCTTGACCGATACACCTCTGAACGGAAATTTATCTGTCAGCTCATCCTCGATAGCTCGACTAAATGCTACCTTTAGTATCTGAAGGTCTGTCTGTATACCATTGTCTTTTCTGCCTTTTCTGCGTTCGTGGTCTATGTACGATGTTAGCCACCTCTTGTTAACCGACTCAAATGTACAATCCTTGTCGTAAACTTCAACCGTTCTCGCTACACGCTCATAGTTCCTCTTTGTGTTGTATCTCTCTTTAGTCTTGGCGATACTAAGTATATAGCTAACAAGAGAGTTCCTGTCGCTTCTCTTTGCGCCTGTAACGACTTCTTTAAGGTGTAGCTTCAATTCGTCAACCGTTTCACTTTGATGGCTTAGGATGTAATCTTCCACGCTTGCATATAGTGCTGCCAGTCTTGCGGTCTTTGCCTTAGCTGACCTGTCCGACTTCGGAAACACCATGCCAGTAAACTTCTCTGTTGTCTGTAGACCTGTAGAAACCAAGAATCTCTTATACTTGAAAGTGATGTCGAAAAATACTTTCAAGTCTCTGTTGTTAACGTAGACTTTCATAATTCAATCTCCTTTCTACAACTGCGAACAACTACAAATCTGTTCGCATATTGTTCGCAAAATGTTCGCAAAACCACCCATTTTCTCGCATTTAATGCACGATTTTGTACCTATTTTGCGACCTTTTAGGTATTACTAAATTTAGAAACACTTGATAATCAGTAAGTTGCAAACTAAAAAAGTATGTTTCTGACTGTTATCATAATATATCTTTATAACTTGTTTATTATCAATGTTTTATATTGTATTGCAAATTTTCGTGTTCGCATATTGTTCGCAAATGTCAGTTTTAGCCACGCTTGCTCTGCACAAGACCTTGAAGGAAGTCTACTTGCTTGCGCAGGTCGGCTACCTGTTCTTTCAATAATTTGTTTTCAAGCTCGTATGGGTTCTTGCCAAAAATTATATCGCAGAGATTATCCAGTTCTTTTCTCTCTGAGTGAGGTGTTTCAAACAATCTCTTTAGCGCATTGTAGGCGGTATCGCTATCAAGCTTCATATCACGCATGGTCTTATTACTACCTATATTAACGTTACCATTAATATAGATGTCGCCTTTGCCTTCTTCAAGCCATTCTTTGCTTACACCAAGAGTGTTGCAGATTTTGTAGATGTCTTTTTTAGTAACACCATACTCGCCTTTAAGTTTCTTTCTTAAGTTGCCAGGGTCTATACCAACCTTTGAAGCAAAAGAGTTGGCGTTATCTGCATTCTGTTCCATAAGCTGATTGATACGGCTGATTAATTCAGTATTTCCTTTCATAGTTGCAAATGTTTAATTAAAAACGCCACAAACGTGAATAAATATTAATTTCACACGAAAATACCATGTTTTACTTGGTAATACCGTGTAAAAATAGTACCTTTGCAACTATCAATCGGGTAAAGAAAGACAAAAGCAAGGTGAAACGAGGTATTTAATGCCTCATTTAACGATTAGACACCGCAAAAGTACGCATTTCACCTCGTTTTACCAAGTTTTTTAACTAAATAATAATTAAAAGTAAAAACAAAATTATGAAAGCAAGTAAAATACAGGTTCCCGACATTACCGAGCTTGGCGCAAACGGAACGCTGACGGTTGAGTTGCCTGACTATAAGGCTTGCATTTCCGCAAAGAATACGGTCGGCTACGTTAAGAAGATGTACCCTCGAAAAGATGGCTACGAATACTTCTGTCGCATCAACGGCAACGTTATTACAATCGGCACAGCTCGACCTGAAACCTTGAAGCGAACAATGACCGCTAAGGAAATCAAGGAAGCTAATTCTTAAAGAAAAGAATATGGAGGATATAGTTAGAAAAGAAACAATGACCTCGCTTGAGATAGCTGAGGTGACTGGTAAGCGACATGATTCAGTCTTGCGAGATATTCGTAATCTGTTGTCGCAAGGAGTAGATGCCCACAATTTTGTGGAGACCTCTTATACTGATAAGGCAAATAGACAGCAAAAGTGCTTTACTCTCACCAAGAAAGGTTGCTTAATTCTAGCCAGTGGTTACGATGCTCTTCTTCGGGAAAAGATTATAAATCGTTGGGAAGAACTGGAAAACCAAGTCCGCAAAAGCGAGATTGTTATGCCGAACTTCTCTAACCCTGCTGGCGCTGCAAGAGCCTGGGCTGATCAATATGAGAGGAATCTTGCTTTGGAAGCTAATAACAAAGAATTGAAAGAAGAAAATCAGACTCTCGCTCCAAAGGGAGAATATTTCGATGATTTGGTGGCAAGAAATCTTCTTACGAACTTTACGAAGGTAGCACATCAGCTAAACATAAAGCGAAAGACCTTTATAGAATGGTTGATAAGAGATAAATTTATTTATCGAGACCAGAAGAATAAGCTCGTTCCTTATGCCAAGTATGCTCATACATATTTCCACATTAACGATACAAAAGGGAAATATAGCAAATGGGCAGGCAGTCAGACGCTGATAACACCTGAGGGTAAAGAGGCATTTAGATTGCTTTACGAGCGAAGAGACGAAAAATTGTTAGATTTTAAAAAATAAGGTTATGACACAAGAAGAAATTAATGATAAATTCACCAAAGAAAACCATTGCGACAAATATCTTGCAGGGGATGTTTCGGGATTCGATCCTGCTGTGTCTTACGAAGTTCAGACTACAACGGGTTTTTGTGTTGATGAAAAAAGGAATCCAACTGAAGTTGCGGATGATTTAGTTTGTGTTACCATCTATGATAGTAATGAAAACGAGGAACTTGACGGAACCTCGATATTGCTCAGTCGTAAAGAAACACTTTCTCTGATAGAGAAGTTGGCGAAAGCTGCTAGTTTCTTACGTAAAGAATATACAGATTAAGCTTATGCCACGCAAGAAAGCAATGGTTGAATCGGTCGCAAAGATATGGCTCTCAACCAAAGAGGTTGCTAAGTATCTCGGTATGAGTACTGGTTACGTTCACGACCTCAGAAAAGAAGGATTGCTGCCACATTCGATGATAAAGAATACAGCATTCTATCTGAAGGAAGATGTTGACCATCTCCTTGAAGCAAACAAAGTTTATTAGGTTTCAAATAGTTACTGATATTTTCAAATGTTTAATAGGAGTTAATAGAATGCTTTTAATTGTGAGTCTGTGAAGACTGGATCGATTGCACACCTCTTAGCGAAGAGGATGAGTGTTCAGAAGCCTTTAATCGAAATTTCTTTTTTTTCTGAGCACTCAAACGGAGCTTTGGCAGACTTGGTGTATGCGCAGGACTGAAAATCCTGAGAACGTGGTTCGATTCCACGAGGCTCCACTTGAAAATTCGGGAGTGCTCCAGTGGCGACGAGGGTGGACTGTAAATCCGCTGTCTGATGACTTCGTAGGTTCGAGTCCTACCTCCCGAACTAAATTGCCTTATAGTATAATGGTAGTACAGCAGATTTTGGATCTGTTAGTGAAGGTCCGATTCCTTCTGGGGTGACAAGTTAAAACAACTTCATGGTGTAATTGGTGGCATCCCAGGTTCTTTCCCTGGCGGTGGTGGTTCGAGTCCATCTGAAGGTTGTATAAAGTTTGGAAGCTTGGCAGAGTTGGTCGATTGCACTTCATTGCTAATGAAGCAAACGTAAAAGCGTTTCGTAGGTTCAAATCCTACAGCTTCCGCAAAATGAAAGAGGAGGAGTTCTTTGACATGGTGTTGACACAGAATAGTAAGCTTGTAAAGGAAGTAGCAGAGAGCATACTGAATGCTGTGACCTGCGAAAAGGACGCAAGCATTACGAAAATCCAGTTATTCTGACATTGCCTTACGCTTTGCCTTGCTGACTACTACGGAACGAAGAATTGTCGTAGCAAGAGCGAGGGAACACGAAGCTCACTATATATAATATAGGTGTAAGCGCAATATGCAGTCTGGTTGTAGAGGAAACTCTACAAGTCGTATGAAAGCAAAAGACTTTAATTCATATACAGTAGCACGTAGTTTAATTGGTAAAACGATGTGTTTTCACGTCAGTTGGAGGTTCGAGACCTTCCGTGTCACCAGTTTTTTTTATTTTTTTTCATTTGGTTGTCTCTCTCGGTTCGTGAGAATAGAGAGAGTTTTGTTAGAAAAATATTCATAATTATATATTCGATTGTTGTAATAATCTAAGTTTATGGTTAAGCACACCTTTCCACTTGTGAAAGCCGAGAGGTGTAAAACAGCGGTGTGGAGCAGTTGGTAGCTTGTCAGAGTCATAATCTGAAGGTCGTAGGTTCGAGTCCTACCACCGCCACAATTAAAGATAAAATTTTAATTTTGTTCGTGAGTTGACTCTTGGCGAAGAGTACTATTACATTTTGAATTTCTCCCTGTCTGTGAAGATTGGGAGTTTTATCAAAGACCAACGTAAAAATTAATATTGTTAAATAAAACCCATGGATATTTACTTATCTTCATAGTAAATTAGTTCGTGAATCTGCACAGTCCTGCTTGTGAAAGTCGGGCTGCTTTTAAAAGATTTCTCATTTTTAATTAATATAATATATGTCTCATTGTAAAAGATTATTTTATTGATTTTAGTGCTATCAGCTTGGTCTGTGAAGATAGAGCTGTATTTCATTTAGATTATTTTCTTTATGGGGTAAGGGCGGTTAACTCCTCCCTGCCCCTTAACTTCAAATAGATATGAAAGTAATACAACATATAAAGATTGAAAAGCAGAATATCGAGAAGCTTAAAGCTCTTGACTGCATGCGAAAGATTGAACATGACGAAAATACAGGTGAAATAATCTGTCATCTCCGTCCCGAAAGCACATTTGGCTTACCTATCGTAAGAGAAGGTGAGTATCTTGTGCAGTTTGAAACTAAGCTATGGCAACGCTTCGGATCGAGCGCATACTTAGCTCTTGTGTCTAACCCTTCAGAAGAAAGAAGAGGATGGCGGTAAGGGTGATGCAACATAAGTACCTGTCTTCTGATGGTACAGAATATGATAGTAGGGAAGAATACCTCTATCATCAAAAGCTCTTACAGGACGAGCGAATTTCCTGCATACATAGACAGGTAAAGCTAAACATCCACCCTTCGCTCTATATGATTGTTCCTAAGCAACTCAAAACGAAGATTAAGTATAACAGGCGCTTGATGATAAGCGGACATAACTATAAGCCTGACTTTATCTTTTGGGAAGGAGATAGGCTTATCGTCTGCGATGTCAAGTCTGACTATACTCATTCCTTGCGAGAGTTCAGAATAACCGCAAAGGGTATAATCAATAAGATTGTTGCTCACAACAAGAAGCGACATGGTGGCGAGCCTTTCGTGGTGTTTCGTGAAGCAATACATCTAAAGAAGGACGATTGGAAGATAATCGACTATCCTCCTTCTGGATGTCAATATACAGATTGATTGTTTCATATCTTTGTTGATTTTGCAGAGGTGGTTGAGTGTTGCTGGATTAAAGCCTCGGAAAGCACTCGCCACCTTTCTCTTAAAAGAACACTTTGTTTTAGCTCTTTTCATAAGCCCCTACTTGACTATAATAAGTCCTGTAGAATGGAGGTCGATACGCTCGGTGGGCAGAGCAATCGGATGGTGTCATAAAATCTTCATATTCGCAGTAGAAGCCTCCTTTTATAAAGAAAACTATGAGAAAAATTGCATATCTGAGGTTAAATAGACGAGACTCTTACTTCAACGTTGTTGAAAACGAGGTCGTTGGTACTGATGTTGACGATGTTGAGCTTTCGCTTTTCTTAAACATAGCGAAAAGGCTCGGATTTAATGTCGGTTATCTGTAGAGTTTTTGTGCGCTCTTAATATAGCCCTCGCTGACGGGTGGTGCTCTCTTGGGCAAGGAGCAACCATGGAAATCGGATTTGTGCAGCCATCCGTCAGCAAACTGGAGTTGTTCGCACGAGCAAGGATAGTCGTGCAGCTTGGCAAACTCGGAGCAACGTTTTGCAAAATTTACAAATTTGCATTGCTTATAAGGTGTTCCATATATTTGCGTTGTGTACCGAGTCCCTGGGTAAGTCCCTTGACGAGCGAGGTTCGAGTCCTCGCAGCTCCACTATGAAGAATTACTTAACCGTTTTTAATTTATTTGTTATAATGTTAGTTACGATGGCGGTAGTACCTTTTTGGTGCTGCCGTCATTTGGCTACAAAACTAAGGAGGAAATCAGCATGGTAATAATTGCAATATCGTTCTTCGTGACAGCGTTCATCTTCTTTATTGTGTGCGCAGCGTTCGCAATAGTAGGGATTAATAAAGACGAAGAAGTTGATGAGTAAAGAATTTGTCTATAATGATAATGAGGTCTGTGCCAATCCTAACGAACTTCTAATAATGGAAAAACCGAAGGATTGGTCGCAGCCTTTTTTTCTTGTAGAGACAGCTATCTGTAATGGTAGGTGGATATTCGGCTACACCGTACACCTAAACAATTTAGGTCTTGGCGAGCCTTGTATGTATCGACCAAGTAAACGTACCTTCAACACAGAGATAGGCGCAGTAAACGAAGCTATTGATGAAATACGAGCGTTTGCATTAAAGAATCCAACAGCAACTTCTCCAAGTGAGCCAAATAAAATCATTTCCGCTTACTCAAAGAAGTTCCTGGCTCTCATAGATGAGGTGCGAAGACCTAAAGTTGAACAGCTTAATCTCTTTGATTAATGAAAGAAAGTAAGTTAGCTCCAAGCTATAAACCAACCTGTATCGACTGCCTGCTTCGTGAGCCATGTCCTAACCCCCAAAAAGGCTATGGCTATCATTGTAAAAACTGGGAGTGGCGATACGAATAACAACAACTGAGTTATGAAAAGTCATACACCTCGTATGTGTCAGAATTGTATATCATACTGCCACAACAAGTATTCTTGCAGAGAAGAACGATCTGAATTTTTCGGTGGCAACATATCACCGTTCCATCTTGCCTGTAGTTTATATATTAGTAAAATGGCAGTCTATAGCAAGAAGAATAGACCTAAGAAGTGGTTCAAGGTTAAAACCTTAGAGGATATGTGTGATAGTCGTTCGAGATTGTACTAATTAAATAAGCATATATTATGGAAACAAAATTAAATTCACACACAGGCAACTTCTTCGAGGTTGTTGTCAAAGTGCTACAAACACAAGAGGATGGCTCTGAAAAGAAAGTAAGAGAAGAAGTCTACGCTATCGAAGCATCATCTTTCACAGAAGCGGAAGCCCTCATTACCGAAGAGATGAAACCCCATAAGGAATATGATATTGTGAATATCAATCCTACTCCTTATAAGGAGGTATTCTTGTCAGACAATGCTAATGAGAGAACTTCTTTAAGGCTAAGTTGGAGTTTATTACTGTCGATGAAAAGACTGAAAAAGAAAAGCGAACAAAGGTTGTCTATCTCATTCAGGCTTTATCAATCAAGACCGCACAGCATTATATAGAAAACATCATGGGTAGTGTACAACTCGACTACCGCAATGTTGCTATTGTAGAATCGCCCGTCTTAGACGTGCAAGTTAAAGAGTAGAGCCTATGTCTGTATCAATGTTGCTTGCGAGGCTTGAACACGACAATCCTAACATGGCACGTGCGATAAGCAAAAAACGTAAAATATACGACCTCTTAATGAATCTCCCTCGTAATACAATACACGATATTCAATTTCGGGCAGTACTTGCTAACTACATAGAGGGTACAGGCAGATGTTACGATAGAGACACAGAGAGGTTCACGTCATTAAAAATAAAATTAAAATAAAAACTATATTAATTATGGAAAACGAAAACAACGGATATGAGGTCTTGCAGGTCAATCAAGACCAAAGCATTATTCAAGTAGATGCAGTAGAACGTGCTAATGTTGACTCACAGGTAGCAACGGCAAAGCAATATCCGAGAGACCTTGCAAGAAGTGTAAATAATTCAATCGCTATGGCTACAATGGATTATGCAACCGCACAGAGTTGTGGTTATGCACTTCCTCGTGGTGGCAAACCCATCACTGGACCAAGTGTTCACCTTGCAAAGCTTATTGTAAGTAATTGGGGCAATATGCGAGCAGAAGCAAAGGTCGTCCAGATTACCGACAAACAGGTTGTCAGTCGTGGTACTTGTTGGGACTTGGAGAACAATGTAGCTACAGCTTTCGAGGTTAGACGTTCTATTGTGGATAAGAAAGGAAAACGCTTTACTGATGATATGATTACTGTTACTGGCAATGCTGCAAACTCTATTGCTTATCGCAATGCGGTATTCTCTGTTATTCCCAAGGCTATAACTGATAAGGTTTATCAGGCTGCACAGCGATTCATTACTGGCGACCTCTCTGACGAAGAAAAGATAATCTCTCGTAGAAAGAAGTGTATCGACTTCTTTAAGGACGAGTACGGCATAACCGAAGAGGAGGTTGTAATGCTATGCGGTAAGCAGACGGTTAATCAAATTAAGGCAGAACAAATAGCTCTACTTCTTGGTATCACGCAATCACTCAAGGACGGAGATACAACGGTTGAGGAGCTGATGAAGCCTTATCGCACCGAGGAGAATAAAAAGACCATTCTTGCAAAGGCTACTGAAGCTGCCAAGGCTGATGCAGCAAAGAAGGAGGATGATAAATGATAGTCGAGGGTATCGAGCAGCGCAGTTTGGCGTGGTACAGAAATCGAATGTCTTGCATCACTGGATCTAAAGTTGCAGACATCATGAAGTCTGGGCGCAAGAAGGAAGATTTATGGAGTGACACAGCTAAAGCGTATTTGTTCCAAGTAGCTGGCGAACGTCTCTTTAACCCTGCATTCCTGAATGATGATGACATTTTCCAAGACTATATCAATCAAACATCATTCACCACAAAGGCTATGCAGTGGGGTGCTGACATGGAAGAACAGGCACGTTCTTGCTTTGCACAACTTAACCCTGGTGTGGAAATAGCTGAAGTATCTTCTTGTAAACACGACACCATACCTTACTTCGCAGCTTCTCCTGATGGCGCAATCTATGGTCGTGACGGTGGCGATATTAAGATAATCGAGATTAAATGCCCGAATATCAATACGTATATGAAGTATCGCACACTTATCCATGATGCAGCTTCTCTTAAAGAGGTCGAGCCTAAATACTATTGGCAGATGATGGCAGAAATGAGTTGTACTGGCGCAAATAGCGGTATCTTTATAACTTATTGTCCTTGGCTGTCTAAACCTATCTATTGGGCAGAAATCGAGAGAGTAGAGGATGACATAAAGCTTATGGAAGAGCGTGTTATCCTCGCAAATAAATTCATTGACGAAATAATTAATAAATAAGTAAATGGCAGAAATATCAGGTCAGATTATCGCGGTGTTGCCTACAAGGAGTGGTACATCCGCAAAAGGTACTGCGTGGAGTTCGCAAACAGCAGTTATCACAACAATAGAGCAATACCCTAAGAAGGTTGCTTTTGATGTTATGAATGAAAAAATCGCGCAGTTTAACTTGCAGGTTGGTGAGTATGTCACGGTATCTTACGATATTGACGCTCACGAATATCAAGGCCGTTGGTTTAACGCTGTAAGAGCATGGAATGTTGCTCGTGCAAATCAGCCACAGCAGGCTACACAACAACCACCTGTAAACAACGGATGGCAACCACCTGTAAACGCACAGCCACAAGCACCGTTTCCACCTCAACAGCAGGCTGCATTGCAAGGTAAATCAGACGACTTGCCATTCTAAACATGATGTATAACACACAGAATCCTCTTGAAGTAGAGAACTTAAAGCTTCGTATAGATAAGCTGATTAAGCAAGGAGCAATGGTCGAGGTTGTAAACAAACAACCTCGTTCCTTAAAAACCAATTCATACCTCCATACTATCCTTGCTTACTTCGGCTTGCAGACAGGCAATACGCTTGACGAAGTTAAGAGCTACTACTTTAAGAGGATTGTTAATAGAGATTTGTTTGTTCGCCAGAAGCATGATGATATACTCGATACAGATAGGGAATATCTAAGGTCTACAACTAAGCTCACACAAGAGGAGATGTCGTTGGCAATCACTCGCTTCCGTAACTGGAGCAGTAATATTGCAGGCATATATATTCCTTCCTCTGATGAGTATATCGCTCTTATGCACATGCAACACGAAATAGGCAACGCAAAACAATACCTATAGCTTATGATACTACCAAAAGAAATCAGACAGAAGTCTGCCGAGCTATTTTCAACAGACAAAGAAAAGCAAAGAACCTTCTTGATGGGAGCAGCCTTTGCTCTTGGTTACGACCTCAAAGACTTCGATATTATCGAGGATCAGCAACAAAAGATTACTTATCCTTGTCAGGAAGCACTCGAAGAATGGCTTGCTTACAAGAAAGAGAAGCGACAATCTTATAAGCCACGTGGTCTTGAAGCTCTGAAAAAGAAGCTTCTTCAAATGTCAAATGGCAGTCCTGAATATGCAAAGGTAATTGTCGAATACTCGATGGCAAACAATTATTCAGGACTTTTCGCTCCTAAAAATAATTCAGTAAATAGCTATGAACAACAGCAACGAACCTTCGACAAAATTAACACAATCCTTACCATCTGAATGTAAGCAAGCTGTCGCTAAGTATGGCGCAGACTATCAGAAATTCCTCAATAAATACCCTACGCTCAACAATAGAACTGACGAAATCACTTCTATTTATGATGCCGTAGCGAGAGGTGGAATGTCGTTTGTGTCTATAGATAGGTACTTTCAACAAGGTGCGAGTGAATTTTGGATACGTATTATGCTGATAGATTTGTTTATGGTTATCGGTGCTATTGATGCAGCAACTCCTTATCAGTTCAAAGCTATAGCGCAACGTATCAGACAACAATACTATCATCTTACACCTTCTGAGCTAACACGGTTCTTTTACGAGTTCTCTTTAGGAGAGTATGAAGAAATCTATGTTGGCAGAACTTTTAATCCTCAGAAGCTATTCAAGTCTCTCGATAGTTATATGCTGAAGCTCTATGCAAAACGAACCGAAATCCATACACAAGAGCTTGCTGAACAACAAAGGCGTGAAGCGGAAGAGGCTAAGAAAAACGCTATCTCTTATGCAGAGTATCGTAGACGTAATGCTATTGTGCCTACTGGATTTAACCTCGAAACTATTCAAGACATAGCAAAGCAGGACTCTAAACGAAAAGAAGATATATAACATGGCAGATATTCACAAACAAGCCGAAGAATGGCTTAAAGCTCATCCCAAGGCAACACCAAAAGAAATTTGGCTCGCAGGATATTGGCAGTCAACAGATAACTGGTGTAACCGAACTAGGTATTTTTTTTTAGAATTGAAAACGAATTAATATATAGATAAATATGAGCCATTTTTTAACATTGGTAATTGGCGATGAGCCAGAGACGCAACTTGCCAAGTATGATGAAAACCTAAAGTTGCCTATGCACTTATATATGACTAAAGAGCAGCTTATTAGTATGAAACGCAAAAGTATTGAGGAATACAAAAAGGACTATTACGATGTATTCCTTGCTGATCCTGAAGCCTACCGTGCTACATGCCATAAAGAACACGCTTACTACGTGGAACACGAATTTCCCAAACGTCTTAACTGGACGGACGAGCAGATGTATGAGGAAGCCGTGCAATGCTATCGTATGGATATAGATGCAGGAAGTGAGAATATTGAGATACATGAAGACGGTAGCGTTTGGCACACATATAATGATGTGTGCTAAATGGGATTGGTATCAGATGGGCGGTAGATATGCTGGAAGACTTAAATTAAAGGACATATCAAAGAATGCTCCATTGTTCTATCCAGAATACCCTGAATACTATTCTATAAAAGAACTTAGCTATCTAAAGCAATTAAAGGCAGAAGGTTATTGCGACCAAGCTCGTGTCAAGGATGTTTCTAATCTCAGCGGAATAGGCTGTTTTGCCGTTGTCAAGGATGGCAAATGGTATGAGCGTGGCAAAATGGGTTGGTGGTCGGTAGTGACAGACGAAAAGGATAAGGATGCGTGGGGTGAAGAAGTGAAACTACTCCTTGCATCACTTTCGCCTGACACTCTTCTGACAATGTATGATTGCTCACATATAATCATTAACAAAAACATTGTAAAATGGCACAGAAAACAGACATTAGCTTCATTCCTAACCTTACAACTATGGAATGTTTTAAGCTCATAGGCAAAGCGCTATGGACTATCACAAAGAATACAGCAAGAGCAATAAACAAAGCTGTCTATCGCTATCCCTGGATCTTTATCGTTGCTATCCTGATTGTCGCTTTCATCATAAGCTACATCAATATAACAGAAGCAAGAGCAGAGCGTGATAAGTATAACAAGGAGTATACAATGACAGAAACGCAATTAGAGCAATATAAGTTAGTTTACGACAAGTAATTAATAAAATCAATCATCATGGCAGAAAAAGTTATAAAGTCATACAAAGGTTTTGATTCCTCACTCTCTTGTAGAGATTTCCAGTACGAAGTGGGTAAAGAATACGAAATGGACGGACGTATAAAATGTTGCAAAAGAGGGTTTCATGCTTGTGAATCTCCATTAGAGGTTTTTGACCACTACGATATGCTAAAATCTCGTTTCGCAGAGGTAGAGCAATCAGGCATTATTGATAGAGAAGATAACTCTACAAAAGTCTGTTCGTCTCACATTAAAATTAAGGCAGAATTGAAGCTTGCTGACATCATAAATATAGGAGTAGAATGGTTAAAAGACATTACATCGCCATCTAAGGTGAAAACAGATAGCTCACTTATTGATAATGGCGAAAGGGGAAAGCAGATAGGTTCGAGCGGTAACTATGCTCAGATAGGTTCGAGCGGTGACTATGCTAAGATAGGTTCGAGCGGT